CTTCCCAAGCCTGTGAGGCGGGTTCGACTCCCGTATCTCGCTCAAGTATTGATAATCAGCCACTTACATCGTTTTTCACTATAAAAACATAATCAAAAATCATCATTTTCGCCCACAAAATAGGTACAAAATCGTGCATAATGTACGCCAATGTGAGTAGTTTTGTGAGTAATATGTGAGTAAAATTGAGTTGTGAGTAAAATTGTGAGTAAAATCTGTGAGTAAGTATGAATAGCATCAAGACGTACGTTGAAGGAAAGTCCCTAAAGGTTTTCTTCATCATCAGTTATCAGGGAAAGAGATTCCAGGTCTATACCGGCATCACGAGTACCGTCAAGTTCAGCGGGATGGTATTCCCGAAGAGTGTTCCGAACGCAAGAGCCAAGACGGCCATGCTAGCAAGGCTATTTGCGTCCGTGGAAGAATATGTCTATATGAATGGTGATCTTCCGGCAGCAAGGATGAAGGACGAAATCAAAGCCATCATAAACGGAAGGGCAGCTTCTGTAGAGAAGAATATCCTCTACTACATCGATGAGTTCATCAAGACCAAAGCCAAGGACAGCACCAAGGAGATATTCCTCAGAACGAGGAAGAGGATCGAGTCTTTCGATGAGCACGCGGACTTCGACAACATCGACAGGGACTGGCTTGAAAGATTCCAGGCACACGAGCTTCTGAAAGGGCGCATGAGCGGTGGAATCGCCATTGACCTCAGAAACATACGTACGGTGTTCAACTGGGCCATAGACAACGAGATTACCACCAAATATCCTTTCCGTAAGTTCTCAATCAAAACGGAGCGTCAGCAGTACCTGTATCTGAGTGCCGAGGAGATGAGGGAGTATCGTGACTTTCCGGTAGAGCCTTTCATGGAGAAGTACCGTGACTTGTTTATGCTCGGGTTCTATCTGATAGGCATCAACCTGTCCGACCTGCTCGAACTTCCTGCCGACTGCATCAAGAAAGGGCGCATCCAGTATAAGCGCAACAAGACCGGCAGGCTCTACGACATCAAGGTTGAGCCGGAAGCTATGGAAATCATCAGGAAGTATAAGGGAAAGGATCATCTTCTGTGTATCCTGGATGACGGAACGAAGGAGTCAAGCTTCCGTAGAACGCTTGGTGACTACCTGAAGAGAATCGGACCTACCGAGATGAAGAAGAACAAGCGAGGCGCCTTAATCAAGAAGGAAATCAATCCACTTCACAAGGATATTATATGGTACACTGCCAGAAGAAGCTGGGCCACCATAGCGGCGAGCATTGATATTCCGAAGGAAGTTATCGGCAAGGCTCTGGGCCATAGTGAGTGGGATAGCGACACGACTTCGCTCTATATTCAGTTCGACAATAAGAAGATAGACGAGGCGAATCGAAAAGTCATAGACTATCTGAACGGTTAACAAAGAAAATCCCCACGCCATCGGCAAATGACGTGGGGGAAAGTTGTTTTATGACAAGCATCTATTTATCGAATTCGTTCAAATTCTTGGTAAGCTCAGAGATTTTATTTGAAATCTCATCACACCTCTTATCGGAATGATTCATCGCATCGATAAGTTGTCTCAATGTTATCCTGTGCTTGCAGTAATTAACCTTTGCGTGTTCGCATGTCCATCTCTCCCTCCACAACATTTCCAGTAAGACGCAGAATCGGATAATCCTACTCTTCTTGACGATCTGATGGATTGCAGTATCCGACTCTTTCTCCGCCTCCTTCAGCTTCTCCTTTGTCTCAATCAGCTCTATTTGAAGTTTCTCGTTGCAGCGGAGAGTGTAGCAGACTTCGGTAGCAAGAAGTGTAATGACAAAACAGTCAGCAAACACGTCCCAGATTCCAAGGAACGCTTCCACAATACAGAAGCATAGCCCGATGACAATGCACACGACAAAGATGTCGATGCGGTCGAAAATCATTTTTAATCTTTCTTTCATACGCTACAAATCGTTTTTATAATCGTTAGAAATAATCCAGGAGCTCATTACAATATTGAATATCAGCAGGAGAACAATGATAGCCCAGTACTGCCCGTCGGTAAGCTCGATGGTAAGATAATCGAAATCCTCGAAGTTCTTTCTGTGCCATTCCTTTTCTACAATCGGACCGATATACTCGGCGTACTTTTCGAGATTTACAGGATTGCTCATAAACCAGTCTCTACTCTTAACGCCTACAACCGGGCTATCACACCATGAAAATGAGTTGCACCACTTGACATTCTTGTTTTTATCGATGCCGACACACACGACAAGTTCATTCTTGTTGCCGCCCTGCCAGTATGAGCGCTGCTTTTCAACGATTTCTTCCGGCTTGTTCGTAAAGAACAGGACGAACACCCTAAACTGCTTCCGCTCGCCATAGTATCCGTTCAGCCACCTCATGGCCTTCTCCTGGTTCTTCGGAATCTTCAGTCCAAGCACAGGATTCTGGTCGTAAAGAACGATATCCGGATACTCGAACAGTCCAAGCTTTCGTGCCTGCTGATAATCAATATCCTCAAACTTGAAAATAGAACGTGAGGCTTTCACTTTATTCTTGTAATCATGCTCGGAAGATAATGTGTACGAGTTTTCAATGGAGCCATCCCACGCCCATTCCTGTGCATCACCATCCTTAGTGTAGTAATGCCTGTGCATGTCGATAAACACGCTTTGGGTTCCAAGAATCTTTCTGACTACATTAAACTCGTTGTCGGTCATGAAGTACTCCTCTTTATTTCTAGCATCAAAATAAGTCCAACGTTCAGGGTGATAGTCTACGTACGAACAATCATACGTTTCCGTACGTTGATGCTTTCCGCTTCCAACTGTCCTTGTGCATGTGCGGTGTATGTACTCATTCCAGGCATCGTAATGACGGATTCTTGTCATGTAGCTTCCGAGATATTCTGTGTCAGCTGCATTGGACTGCTTGAACACGAACTCCATGAGGATGCCTATGAGGATGGATGGAACAATGAGTACTGCGTATTCCCACCAGGTGGTCTGCTTCCTGAAGAAAATCAACAGGAAAGCAGCAACCACGAATGGGATTAGGAATATGAATATTTCCATAAGCTGTTATTTTTTGAACAGGTCTACGTCGTTATCCTCTCCAAGCTGCATGATCATCTTTGTCTTGGATGAGGAGATAACCTTGTATTCGATAGGTTTTGTATCGGAGATGAACCATTTCGCCGGATATGTCTTCACGAGCGTCTCGTGCTCACGGATGATATCGAGCATTCTCTCCTGTGATGTCTGGAACTCGGAGCGCTGAATCTCTATGGACTGCATGAGGTCCTTGTATAGCGAAACGTCGAAGTTAGGATTACTTTCCTTGATCCACTTCATAAGCGAGCCGTCTCCCTTTGAGTATCTGCCCTCGATAAGTTTCGGATAGATGGACTCGAATGCGGACTTGTACTCATCCGTAACCTGTGCCTTCTGCTGAAGAACCTTCCACATCTTGTCGTGAACACCCTCAATCTTGCCACGCTGAGCCTCTGACTGCTGGCGAAGTGAGATTTCCTGGTTGTTGTAATGGAAATAACAACCGATAACTGAACCTGCGGCGAGTACTACTATTGCAAGTACTGATGCCAAAATAATGTTTTTTACACTCATAATGTTTAAAAATTAAAAAAATATACTTAGTCTTTTATTTTAAAAATATCAATCAACACAAAAGCACCTAGGAAGAGGAACCAGATACTCTTCTCTCCGTATGCCCTACTGATGTCAAATCTTACAGTCGGTACTAGGTAATAAGAACCTTTCAGAATATCGCAATGGAAGGCTATCATTCTCTTTTTGGTTCTGATTTCCAGACGGTCAGTACACTTGTTTAGTCTTATTTTCATATACTTAATCTTTTTGGTTTGACAACTTGTTATTGAGTCTGATGTAGAAGTCTTCCTCAGACTCTCCGTTCTCCTTGAAGTCGAGATTGTTTTCCTCAACGAAGTCAAGGATAGCCCAGACGCTCTTCCTGCCAAGATTCCTGAGCTTCATAAGCTCTGACCTTCCCCGGAGATTACGAACCAAGTCGCCTACGGTATATACGTCGAAGCCTTTGAGTGCATTCAGGATGCGGACAGAGAAGCCACAGTCCTTTATATCCCTAGAAAGGATCAGCGGAGGAAGAACTGCGCTACTGACTGGCTTGTCACCTTTCGCGCGCCGGTATTCATCGAAGCTTACCTGTATCGACTTGATTACCTTCTTCAGGCGTTCAACCTCATACTGCAAGGTTCTGTTCGTTGAGAGCTCAGCAATGGCAATATCCTCGTTGTAGGTGAGTTTGTTGCAAGTCTTTTCTGCAATCTGCCTGATTCTCGTTGCAGACACACCGTACTTGATTGACAGCTCGTCATAGGTCATTCCGTTAATTATGTCCTTCAGAAGACTGGACTCACGATAGGTCAGATTCGGTAATACACCAAGATGCGACATTGTGTTGATTACACCGAACAGCATGCCTACGGCGTTTGCAGCCAGCTTGCCGTTTGCGGTAGCTCTGTCTCTCAGTTCAGTGAGCTCGATGTTGATTGCGCGCTTGCGAAACTCGACTTCCTTGAGCTTCTCGTCAATCATCTTCTCGTTTGCTGCAATCATCTTGTATTTCTGAGCATATTTCTCGATATCCTCGCTGTTGACATAGAGGATGCCGTGTTCGCCTACGTAGCTTCCAAGGATGCCTTCCTTGATGTAGTTGCTGATAGTCTGTCTTGATACTCCCAGTATCTCGGCAGCTTTGTTTCTTGTTATTCTTGCCATGTTATTTTTTGTTTTTTACTTTTATACTTCGTACTTACCATGAACTCTTGCGTGACAATTACGGCAAAGCACCTTAACATCGTTGCAGGTATATTCCCATGGGAGCAAACCTTTCTTGTAGCCTACGTGGTGAACCTGCAATCGTTCCGTAGAACCGCAAACCTCACACTTGTGTCCACGAACAGCAAAAACAAACTGTCTGAATGCAAACCAGCGAGGATCCTGCAAGAACTCGTCGTAGTTCATTTTTACAGCTTTTGTCCTAGCATTAGCTACCCTTCTTTGGTATTTCTGTTTACTCTCCCGCTTTCTTTGCTTTGGAATACCTAGGAGAACCGCCTGGTCGTTCTTTCGTCTCTGGCTCACGACACTATTTCTAGCATCAACCAATGCTGTCCACGACTTAGTACGGACACCTTTTGAGGTAGTCCAGTCTCTAGTCTCGAACTCTTTATAGAGAGAAAACGGGTCGATATCATAGCCCTTCCTCTCTATGTAATCACAAAACTCCTCCAATGATGGAGTATCTCTAACAATATCTTTTTTCATAATCTCTACAATTTATGACATTAATATTCTTTTTGAAAAGGCTCAGGTCCGCTCCCCTCGAAGTCTCCCTCTGCCACTACTATTATTATATGTTACTTTTTACCCATTATCATTTTTCTCTCGATTTTCTTCTGATCAGAACCGCTTTTTGCCTTCGAAATCTGACTCTTGAGAGTCTTGTATTTGTTGGCGCATCTAAGTTGTCCTTTCCTGTATTTTGCAGAGATGACAATGAGCGTTCCGTCTGCTGCGCGGAAGCTCTGATTGTTTGTACACAAGCACGCATCAACGTTCGCCTCCGTGCATTGGATTATCTTTTGTACTGCTCCAGACTTAACGAGAGACTTGACGGCTTTTCTCGCCTGATACAACGTACCGTTAATGTCTTGTGCCATCTTGGCGTTTGAGTAACTTCCGGTGTACTTCTCATCGAATGGTTTCTTCAACATACGAGCTTCCATCTTTCGGGCGTTGCGTACACTTTTAATCGAGTGCCCGTTAACAGCTCTACCATGCGTATTGATGACTTCTTCGATAATATTAATCTTGTTACTCACGACAACCTTGCGCACAAGACCCTTAAGGTTCGGTAGGCTGAGTTTGCTTATTTCCCCTCTTCTTGTCTTGTAGCTATAATTGTAACTCTCGTGAATCTTGTTCGCTATGATTCTTCTCACACCGAACTTGTTCGTATCTATACGGCAATAACCGAACTCAATAGCTGAATCCAGGTATCGCTTGAAATCTTTCTTATTGAAACCAAGAGCATTCGCTGCCTGGTTTGTTGTTCCAAAATGAAGGTCTGAAGAACGGAACAGGAACTTTATCTTAAGGGCAAAGCAAAACGCCGCCAAACGATTGTCATCGCTCAGTGCAATCTGTGCCTGCTTAATTCCTATTCTGATATTTTTCATTACCTCATTTAAAATTAAAAACTCCAATGGACCAGAGGTAGAGGTTAGTCCATCGGAGTTATATTTTGGCATATGTGATCGCTCATACGGTTGCCAATCCGAATAGCGTTTGTGAATCCTTTCGTGCTTACTACTCAGCCTCTACACCTTTCACTTGCATTGCAAAGGTACAATATCTTTCTATTCCGTGCAATAGTTCCGTTTATGCCATAAACCGGACTTATTAAAGTAAAAAGTGAGGACAGGCATTTTAAAGATAATGGTATAGCTAAATGTTTCAAGCGAAGTAAAAACAGCTGATTGCAATATTCATTAAAGTACAGAATATTTACAATTAACGTAGTTTAAGAAAAAAGTGTGATTTTCGTTGCTTTTTGGGTGGTTATCTTAATAAAATAGCCGCCTATCTGTTAAGTGATAAGCGGCTAGTTGTATGAATTAATCCTTGGCTTCGCACACGTGTTTTACGATATACGCGAAACCGATGAGTACGACGGATGATAGAAAGGAAGCAATGCCGATTGGGATTCTATCTATTGCAGCATAAGCTTTGAGGTCCGAGTCAAATATTGCTGCACCTAGATTGTAGAGGACAACCAATGCAGACACGACAGCGGCAATATTTCCGGCTATCATGAGAATCTTTACTACTAGTTTTTCACTCATATAAATTCGCTTGACCGTGTTGCGTAGGGCTTGGTTATTAATTGCAGGAGCCGAAGCTCCCTATTTTTGGCTAATCGGGGCCGTTTTAAAAAATCCCCTCCTACCCTCACGGGCAAGAGAGGACACTCATTTAAACAATCTAGCTATGAAAAACTAGAAATATCTTATTTTCCGCACTTAACAACTTCGAAAACACGATGCTCTCTGTCGGCGGAAAGTCTATTACCTTCTTCATCGCATATGTGGCCATCTTCGTTGACCCATAGCTTCTGGTTGAACATCTCTTCGCACATACCGAGAATCTTTAGATACTCCTGCGCCTCGAAGATGACGTTCTTGCCATCACGCTCTGCCATCTTGAAGTTCTCGATAAGATCTGGATTCAGGTCAGGTGCAGTGATATCGTACTCATCCATTTCATCGTGATAGTGGATGTTGAGAATCTCCAACTCTTCCACCATTGCGGAGTTCGTACCAATCTCGCCAGTCAGAGCCTTCATAACGGTCTCCTTTTCTAGCTTTTCGTACTTCTTCCGACACTCATTTATGAGTTTATTCAACTCTTCTTCTGTATAATCTTCTACCATATTCATTATTTTAATTGGTTAAACAATGGCAGGAGATGGCAGCTGGCCACCTCCAGTTTTAGCTTAATCCTCACCTAGACCGTTATCGAGGTCTTCTTCATAGACGCCGAACAATCTCAGTGTATTGCTGTCAATCTCGGTCTTACCGACAATGTAGCGCTGCGTCATCTGGATATTCGGCATACCGTTACTGGTATGTCCCATCATGACGGCAATCTGCTCAAGAGGCACTCCCTTCTTTGAGAGATTCGTTGCGAACGAGCGTCTGCCGGTATGGGATGATACGAACCGATACTTCTTTCCAGTCTCTTCCTTTCCTGCCTTGAACACCTTCGTATTCGTATCTATTCCGCAGTCACGACAGATATCGCGGAGTGCTCTATTGAACGTCCTTTCACCTATCTCACCCGGAAGAGGCTCGTCACCAGTACCGCATACGAGGAACTTACGGAGTTTCTTGTGAAGTGGAACCCTTACCTCGGTCTTTGTCTTCTGAGTAACATAGACGAGGAAGTGTCCGGTATCATCTATGTTCTCTTCCGTCATTCTCTGGCAGTCGCTGTAACGTGCGCCACAGAGACATTCCATGATAAACATTCTCTGAACATATCTTTTTGTTTTCCCGTGAGGGTTGTACTTGATGATCCTGTTTATCTCCTCATCAGAGAGATATACAGACTGGACCGGTACAGCCTTCGCTCTAAGTATTCTGCCGAACGTAGGACTAGGAATTTCCCTGGTAGCATCGTTCTCACGTATCACAGCCTTGATGGTTGCACATACGGTTCTTGCCGAGTTAGGAGCGTAGTTCTCCTGGATCTTCTCATAGAGGTCGCGCAGATTGTCGTCGGTGATGTCTTCCCATAATGGCTTATGTCCAAGCATCTCTTCGAACATCCTTACAACCTTAATAAGCTTCGGGTATTTCCAGATGTATGCGCCATAGAACGTGTCATGCCTCCAGGCGTTGCTGTGATAATTGGCGAACCAACCCTGCTTGATGGCAGTCTTGTACTTCTGCTGCTGAGTGTAGCTCAGAAGTCTCTCCCAATCTCTTGTCTTGATTCTTATTTCTTCTGTCATAATTCTATAATTTTGGTTACTAGTGGCAAAGATACGAAAAGTTTATAATATAAACCATTGTCTTTGCCGTTTTTAACGCTAATTTAACCTTCCGAAGAAGTCTGTTTCTCGACTGACACGAGTTCTATCGTATCTTCATTCCAGTCATTCCATACTTCTGCATAGTCGTCTGCCTTATCTTTGGCATCTCTTTCTGATTCTGCAAGGAATACATAAGGCTCATCCATGTCAGCAGTAGTTCCGTCTTCATAGATGAATCTGTACTTTGCCACATAAGTGCTGACGTATCCACTAAGTTCGTTATTCAACCCTGTCGCAATATCAGCGAGTAGCTCGACCGATACGCTATCGTCCAATGCACTTACCTTGTGAGGCTCTTTGTAGTAGCCAACGCCAACATTTATGACGAAAACCGGGATGTCGGTATCACCACTACCTACCTCTACGACATCTACAAGACTGCTATTGTTGACAACTACAGGCCAGCCAAGTTCTTTCTTCTGCACATTGTGCTCTCTCATTATCTCACGGATGGTGCATGCAAGCTCCATCTTTGCTGTTGAACGCAACTCATCAATCTTGTCTTTCAATACTTTCTTATCCATAATTCATTGACTTTTATCTTTTAATAACATTGCTCGCAATCTCCATTATTTCGGAATTCGTGCAATTTAAAATACCCGGGCTACTTTCGACAATTTCATCAATTTCATCATCAGTGTAGCCACAATCAAAGTGTAACAGGTCATGTATGTAACCCATTGATGTAATCTTTCTGCTCATAATCTTTAATATTTTGGTTTATAGAAACCGCTACGATATGTAACGGTTTGGTTTGGCTAAACTCTGTTCGTGAATCCGCTCTCTAGCTTATCTCGGACAATATTCTTGAATCGACCAAGCATCTCATCCAACTCCCATCTGTTAGGATTGTTGTAGAGACCGGATGCGTAGGTTCTCGCATCCTCCAAAGATGCAAGGATATTACGAATAGCCTGCATCTCATCGTCAGTGGAATCATAGCAGTCAAAGCTGCAAGTTAGTCCGTTGTCGTAGTTGTCGAACTTCTTTCTCGGGTAGGCTTGGTTGTGGCATTTCACGACCAACTCCCTCAGCATCTCCTTGCAGTCAACCATGTCGTTGATAATGTCTTGCAGGTCGTATGGGGCGCCATTTGTTCCGTGTCCATCTGGCCCAACCCAATTAATAGCCTCCTCGCTTGGGTCAAAGCCTCTCCAGTACTCCTCCAGTTTGTCGGCGAAGTCGCACTCGTTGTCCGTCTCGAACCAGATAGAAACAATGAAATCTTGGTCTTGTGGGGAATACTTCTCTAACTCGACGCAAACCTCACCTCTTTCGTTAGGTGTATCGTCAACATTATAACTCCAGTCTAATTCCTCAGCTAATTTTAAAAAATCATTCATATTTTTAATTTTAATTGGTTAATACTTGCACCCTCCGAAGAGGGCTTTTTAGGCTTCCTGGTAAGCGAGAATCTGTATGTGACGCATCTCGAAATTGACGAAGATGTTAAGATATATACCAGCGTAAGTAAGGAGCGTGATTCCATTGTTCTCCTCGGTGATAAATTTCTCTTTCTCTGTGCCCATGAGGTTATTTACCAGGTCGTTTGCAACCATGGCCAGGCGTAGCTTGTTTGCACTATCCTTTATCCATGTGACATCCATTGCATTTCCATAGGCCTCTGCATGGCAGGCGTTAGAATAGATGAAACCTACAGCCTCGTTGCATCCGTCGTCCGTATACTCGCCATCGTCGAACATATTCTCCCACAGAGTGTCATGATAGAGATCGTTCTCAATATCGAATTCACTCAGATTTTTTACATTTACATCTACTATTTCCATAATCATTCTATTTAATTGGTTAATACTGGGAGCGTGAAACAATAATGTTCCACGCATTGTTTGGCTTTACACCGGCAGAGACACGATATATTCCTTCTTCTTCTTTCGTGTTCTGCTCTTCACAGTGAATCCGCAAAAATCTCTCAGCCACCCGGCAGCATTGCCGATGAAAGGCTCGTTCACCATAAGGATAGGACGAAGCATACCGTTCTTCTTCATGTACTGATAGTCGATGAAGTCGAACGGGTCATTTGGGTCTTCGCTTCTCTCCTTCCACACGCTTACATCGAGATAGTCGATGAAGTCCCCCTCTGGCGGGTTATTCATCTCGATGAATCTCTTCGGCGTAAGTAGAATCGTATCCTTAGGCTCGTGCGCCATAAAAAAATTCTCTACAACCTCGTTGAACTTGTCCATGTCCATCTGTTTCTGGACAATTCCCTTTCTTTTCATAATGTCAGAAGCTTTGAGCATTCTTGTACCTCTTCTTACTGTTGCCATAATTCAAAATTTTAATTGGTTAAACATAGTACCCTCCGAAGAGGGCTTTTGGCTAGTGTGCAAGGAACCCTATCGCATGGCCTTTCCCGATAGACCAGCATAGCCTATCTTCCTTCAGGCACTCTGTGCAGTTTCCGGTGCATAGCAACGTTCCTTCCGGTGCAGACGTTCCGCTCTCGAAGATAGGATGCGCCTCCGGGAATCCGTGGCGGTTATCCATCTTGAGACCAAGCCATCCGCTGAACAAGATGTGCATGTTCTCAGGGATTACGTTGCCCTCATCAAGGTACTCGTTACACACATCGAACATCTTGGTGAACGCCAGGAACTTGGTATCCTTATGCTTGCGAGCAATCTCGCACATCTTGTCAAGATACCATTTATTCTGGATGTCACCGCCGATATGGAATCTGAATGCTCTAGGATAGCGGTAGTTGAGGTAATCATCAATCTCCTTGAAGAATCTCTCAGGATCCTCGTGGTAGATTGCGGAGTTGATAGTTCTCGTCTTGATAACCTCTTTATAGATGAAGTCGTTGCGGAGGTCGTAGCAGCTCTTTGCACAGATTGCACAATTACCGCAATCCATGACCGGGATAAGCGAAACGGATGGGATAGCTCCCAACTTGTTGTTGCCATCACTGATCTTGACATGCAAGTCGCTGACGTTCTCTACTGCGTTCTCATAAGCTGCCTGTGCCTTTGACAGACGAGTCTTCATTCCTTCCTTACCTAATGTCCAGTAATTTCTACTCATAATTCTAATTTGATTGGTTAAACTTGGGGAACAAAAAACCGGCGTGTCTCACGACAGACCGGCTTGAACCATTTAAACAAAATTTAGTTATGATATGAGTAGTCAGCCGATATTGGCTGACCTGTTTGGCTAATCTTCCGGTACGTTCCAATGGAATGAAATCGTCGCTTCGTCTTCGTAGATGGAGAACGATATTAATAGCTTTGCGTCTCCCTCACGCTCGTCATCTATGTACTGCTTGTACGCCGGAACCATGTAGGTCGTTAGGTGACATTCGTCTTCAGTCAAGTTTTTTATGACTGCATTTCCGAAATCATCAAGCTTGTCCGTGCTTCTGTAGGGCTGCGGGATGCATTTAAGCTCGACAATATTGTCCTTGACGGTAGCCATTACTGGAACTCCTGCAATGAATCCTAGATACGTATTACCTGAGAATGCGTAGCTTCCGTCGTCGAACATATTCTCTTCCCACCAGTCCAGCATGACATTCTTGTTGTCAAGGGGTGCAGGGGTAAGCTTGTCTACATAGATTATCTTCTTTATTTCCTTCATAATTCCTCATTTTATTGGTTAAACATTGAATCGGTTACCGAATCAGTAACCGACTTTTGGCTAGCATGGCTCCCGGCTGGCGCCTTACTCTATAAGTTCGATCTAGAGAGCTTTAGCTCGAAGGATTACCTCCAGTGAATGCACTGGAGGAGATCCTTCGTTGCAGAAGCTCTTGTAAACACAAGCTGCCGAGCCACCATGCTTTAGGCGACGAACCTTACGTCTTACTGATGATTACTTGTTCTCGCTCTTGGCTTTCTTCCACTCAAGAATCTTGCCCTGGATGTTAATGCCAGAGTCCTTGATAAGCTGCTTGAGAACACCGAGCATTCTCCAACCCTCTTCGTCGTAGAGCTTTGCTTTAGACTCAAGCTCCTTCAATGAGTTGGTCTCTGACATCTTGCGGCCGTTCTTCAGGAATCTTGCTCCGTGGAACATGATGAGGTTTCTCATCGTGTAGTAGGAACCTGAACCCTTGTAGGCAGTAATGAACGCATCAGCCTGCTTGGTATCCCATGCGAGATGCTTGCGGTTCTTGTTGAACTCGCGAACTGCATCGTAGAGCTCCTTGTAGGTCGGTACAGCACCCATCTTGTTGGCAAGGTCACGGAGAGGAGTGTATACCTTTCTCTCCAAGTCAGCGACAAAGATGTCCTCGTTCTGAAGACGGATATAAGGATTGCCCTTGCAGGTATGCTTGTAAGTCTTCTTCACGTTTCCGTACTTGTCTTTCTTGGTAGTGTAGATGCACTTGTCGTCGATATAGCTGCGGAGCTTGCTGATGTAGTCAATAGCCATGTCGTGTGCTACAACTCCGTTGAACCAACGATTTCTCGCCTTGACGTTCTCGTAGTCCTTGTGGTCACACATCTTCATCTGAGCATACAGCTCGTTCTCCAACATGCGCCACTGATACTCGTAGCCCTTGTACTGCAACACCTCGTTGAATGTTCTTCCGTTCTTATCCATGTCTCGCAACATGTGAAACATTTGAGACATAACCCAACGACGGAACAGCTTCCAGTTACTTACGTATCCACCCTCGACAATCTGCTTGCCTACCGCATCGATTGTCGCATCGTCCATGTCTACAGGAACTGCTGCGCCATTTTCGATTTTGATAAGCTGGTCGTCACCGAGAGGGAAATATTTACTAGTATCAACACCTGCTGCCTTAAGAGCTTCGAGTCGCATCTGCGCCTTGGTCTTCTTACCGGTAGCTGCTGTAGCCTCTACATTGTTAGTTACGATGTTCAAGTTTTCTCCAGTGATTGTTACAATCTGCTTCATAATTCTAATTATTTTAAATTGGTTACTAAAAATTTATTTAACTCTAGTGGATGAGGCTTACGCCCCACCCTTGTTTGGCTCAACCCAGTCTCTGAGGATAATCAGGTCCCTGTCATTTCCTGACTTCCAGAACCATCTTCCCCATCTGTTCTCCCATGCAAGGTTGCCTCTTAGAAGCTGAATCAGTATGTATAGCTCCAGCTTACATCTAGCTACCTCCCTTCGCTCCCCGTACATCATATCTTCGTCCGAGAGCTCTTTCTCTGGCAAAGCCTTGAAATAGTACCGGCGATGGGATTCAGAACGCTCTGAAGGCACAGAATGCTTGTATGCCTTGTATCTCTGCTCTATAGCGAACAGGACTACTGCATGTGTCAGGTAAGGTGTATCTTTCGGCTTATCTTCCTCGGACATTACTACCTTTCCATTCACCCTACATGTTCTCTTCTGGAAGTTGATGGTGAACTTAGCACCATTCTCAACTGCATTGATAATCTCGTCGTATGTCATAATTCTATTGTGTTGGTTAATAGGGATAGTGCTTATTCTAGCGCTATCAAATTGGCTTCTTCGAGTTCATCCTTACTCAGTACATCTTCGTCTTCTCCGATGTGGATATAGAATTTATCTCCGTTCGCCCACTCCATTGCACGCATATACAACCAGTGAGCCTCTTCGATAGAGAATCCGTCTGCGCTTACTGAATCAAGCATCTCGCCCATGCAAACTTCTGACGTTTCGTACTCTTTCTTGATTTTCTCAAGCTTCTTTAGTAATCTGCTATTCATAATCTAAAATATTGGTTAATAGGAGTGCGCTCAGAGAATCTGTTGCGTAACTATAAGGTCTTGATTAATACTGTATCTAAGTCCTGAGACTCCTGGATATAATCCAGTGATTCTCAGGATGATTGATACCGTATTGTACAATCTATTCTCCTTGCGCACAATTCGGCTCGCAATAACCTGGTCTGACTCAACCTGATACGTTGCATTGCTTTAAGTTTTTGATTAATGGCGTGGCATTGTTATGAAGCCAACCATCAGGAAGCGTACGCTTCCCCATCCTTGGCTTCAGAATCAATGAAACGCTCGATGAACTCTCAGAACTTGCCAGACATCGCTGCAATGCGCATGACTTATCTCATGTATTATGTTGCATGGATATATGTTCTTGATTCGATCCCGTGTTTGGATACCTGCGCCTGCGGTGATAACGGCAGGCGCAGGTATACCACTCACGTGATATTAAACCTCATACTCTTGATAAGTCGTGATGCAATTCACATGGTTGTTTGCAGGTACACTCATAGGTCTGTTGTCTTGCTACAGGCTGATGATTGGAACCAGCTGGGTTTACGCGGGGAGCATCGTTGCTCTAAGGATGACTCCCCGCGTTATTTACCCAGCGGGTATAAATACGCAACCTCCTTGTGTACCTCGTTTGGCAATAACGTTGTCTTTATCTGAGAGCGTGGCACGTAGCTTTATTAGTTTGATTTGAACTGTTGCGTATCGCCGGAGTACCCGGATAGTGTTCCGGGGAGGCCGGCGAGATTCGCCAGAGTTCTATAAACTATACTCTCCTTTAAAGACTACCCTCGTGCTAGGGTGATTCACTGACCGATGGCTCGGCACAATACTATATGATTCTGATTTGACACAGGATTCGCCAGAATAGGTGATCCAGGACGTCGTAAGTAGTATACGACGACGTCCAGGATCAACTACTCTGGTTAAGAGACCTGTTGCATAAACTTCAGCCATCCGTCAGGGATTAGTGGTGTGCGCCACCGGTGGTGGTCATACGGAATGTCACATTTCTGTACTTCGTTGATGAGCTACGCCTTGTGCGGTTATATGAACATCCATGCATTGTCGGATGTTCAGATGATGTTATAGAGGCGTCGCCTGAATCGGTCCGTCCTTCTCCCACGTCCGTGTGCTCGGTTACAGAGTCTGTCGGTCAGAAGATACTGCGCATAGCTATATCAGATTGATAATATCCTGGTGGAGAGGATCGCTGGACCATCTCAGATTATGAGATGCTGTCCGCGATCTTCGAGACCGGATGTTTAAACCACATCTTCATTCCAACAGTTCCTGCGCTGGAAGCTACATCTACAGAGTATTCACCAATGTGTTGTACGCTGCCCTGCTCGTTCGCAAGGCATTCTGTGCGCAACCGATTGATAGATACCCCTTGATTTCGCTCTCTGTCTTACTTCTGTTTGCTTTCACGTTCCTGCCACGACCTCGGTCTATGCAACCTACAGCCTGAGTCTTCACGTATCCGAGACCACCGACTTTTCTCTTGCCTGTTTTGACCGCACGGATGCAGTCCATGACGAAGGTGTTGAGCTTGTCGATGTCCTCTTTCACGTTTATGACCGGAAGAACCTGAGTGGCCCAGGAATAATCGCAGTACCCCTTGTAGAGATACCTGTTGACTGAATTGATGGCTTTCGTCATCGTGGTGTCACGTTTCTTTATCGTCCTCTTCTCAATCTCCTTTTGGAAGGTCTTGATACGTGTGGACGACAGAGAGATATTGTGACCCTTGATGGAATATCCGAGGAACTTGAACCAGTGATTAGCATCAAGATACTCAACCTTCTTCGGATTGAGCGTCATCTGCATCATCTCCAGCTCGCTCTTCATGATATCCATGGCTCTCTCATAGTCTTCACCGACAAACAGCGTATCATCTGAATAGCGGACATAATATCCGTTAAGCTTAGACAGCTTGTCGTCAAGATGGTAGAGGATAACGTCAGCCAGCCATGCAGCAACAGAGCATCCCTGCTTGAGGGACTGATACTTCTCACAGAGGTTGTTGTCCTCATCGAAATAGATATCTGTGTGATAGTAGTCACGAATGACATCTATCAGTGCGGATTTTCCAAACTTCTCCTCTACTTTGTCAAATGCCCAATCAATGAATCGAATAGGCACGGAATCGAAGTACTTGGAGAAGTCGCCTTTCCACCCGATGATTTTACCATCTGCCGAGTATATTATCCGAGACACATCTTGCACCACACGACCGCAGCCGATACCTTTCTGGTACGACGTGCAGCGTGGATGCACCATCTCTGGCATCAGCTCGAACAGGAGGTCGTTTGCTATGCTCAGTAGGATTCTGTCTACAGCCTCATTCACATAGACCGTACGGAAATCTCCGTTGTCTTTCGGAATCTTGGCTGTATGAGGCGGCATTATCTTGTAATTGCCGCTCTTGATCCTCTGATACATAGTCAGACGAGCCTTCGGTGTAGTCAACTGATACATTACTGCTTTGTTCATGTCCTTGAATAAGCCTTTCTCGATAGCATACTGCCATCTGGCTTTCTCAAAGAACATCTCTAGGATTTTGTCTTCATTCATAATTCTTCTTGTTTTGGTTATAGCGAGAGGGAGCTACCCTCTCTTTTTAGGCGTGCTTGTTGACTGCAAAATCCTCACATACCTTTCTGAAGATTTCGTTATTGAGGAATAGGGAGAAATCAGACTTATCTCTAAACCAATGCTTTTCCTCGTAGTATGGAGGTATCGAGATACCAATGCTTTCGAGGAAGGATAAGTCGGCGTCGTTCTTGTGTTGTATTCCAACCCATGCAAGCTTTCCGTTTATCACGTACATTTCCCCTTTGTCTCCAAGTCTGTAGTTCACGTGCCATACGATGGCATCTACAATTCTTTCTTTTTCTGTCATATTCGTAATGTTTTGGTTATTGTGCGCAGTCCTTAGCTGCGCTTTTTAGGCAATGTTATTTCATCGCAGGGGAAGCACTGGTCTATAGGCCACCAGAACTCGTTATCAATTCCCGCGAATCCTCTTTCCTCTGAAACGTGAGTAACAACATGTTCCTTTGATTGGGAATGTATGTCGCAGTATACCCTCGTTCCTACTTTGATTTTCTTCATATCTATAATGCTTTGGTTATTGGTAGGGAGATTACTCTCCCCGTTTGGCTAGTCGATGTGCTGGAGTGCTGCGCTGTCATCTTCTTCGGATTCTCTCCAGTACTCCTGATCTGGTTCGATCTCGATAACCTCACCTGAGAAATTGTCAGCATCAAGAACAATATCGCTATTATTATAGGCATCCTGCACTTTCTGTACGGCTTCATCCTCACTCTCAGCATCAACGCTGACTACCTTGTCCAAATGTTCTGTGACTGATACGTAATATCTCTTCATAATTCTCTTTATTTAATTAGTTAATGGTAGGTAGCCAACTGGCTACCAATTTTAGGCTCTGTTCCATGCTTCCCACGCCTCTTCCGTATTCTTGGTGATTGCCTCGTTCCAAAGTTTCTCCAATTTATAGAAAATCTTCTGGAAAGCCTTCGATGTTGTCTTTGGGTCAATGCGCTTGCCGAGATAAGGTCGATTACGTGTAATCGTAATTTCGTCCTCGCACCAGCAACACCTGATCATCCCATACTCCGTAGGAGAACAACCTAGGTAAATTCCTTTTGCGTCATAACGCTCTTTACGTAACCACTTCGGGTAAGGAACGTAAATGGTCCATGCGTCCACACAGAAACGGAACTTATTTCTTGTGTCGTGATAAAGTTTCAATTTCATAATTCTTTGTAATTTGGTTAATAGAAGAGGAGCGTGCAAGCTCCCCTTGGTTAGGCTGCATCTTTCGGCTGTAAGCCGTGTTCCTTGATAACCTCTTCGATGAGGTCATCAGCATCTTCGTAGTAATACCCCCAGCATGAATCAATCTCCTCCCAGTCGTAGGAGTCAGAAGTGTCTCCGTCTTCATGCAATTTGGTATATGGACGTTTCTTTTCAAGGACGTACCCTTTCACGTCTCCCCACATCCACATTCCTATTTCTTTGACTTCACCCTCGAACAAAGCTAAAGCGCGATTCTTCCAATCCTTGGTATTTTTATCTACCATCTCCTTGAAACGCTCCTTGTCGCAGTAGGCGATTCCTTTTACGTAGTCTCCCTGACAATATCCAGTAGAAGACCACTCGTATATAACAATCTCGTAAGCTATATCATTAAGCAGCTCAATTAAGTCATCTTTAGTCATAGACTCAATCATCTCTGCTCTCATGTCGTAGTTCTTGATTTCGTCAGGAGTGAACTCTACCGAAGTCTTGTACGCCTCTCTGCTGTCGTAATAATCAAGTTCCCATACATGAGAGCTTCTATCATACGATAATTTAGCAGAGCGATGCTTGTTACTCTTCAGATATTTTACAAGACGATTCTGCGGAACATACTTGTATACAAGCTCACGGAGAGCATCCTGCAAACTGTGGTTATTAGTGTCGTATTTTCTGTCGTATATTTCATCCCAGTTACAGCCGTTACTTAATCTTCCACTACCGCAACTGGTATACTCCCAAAGATACACACCTGCCAAATCCCATGAAGAGCAAGGTGATTCAGCGCCCTCATCCTGATAAATGGTGATTCTATACTCGCCGATTTCTTTCTTTGCAAATTCGTAACTCATATCTAATATCATTTAAATGGTTTAACATTGAATATCCCCATGCTAGGGGATATTGTTAGGCTTCCTCGTAAGCTTCCTCTATCATAGAGTGAATCTCTTCAAGTTCGTTCGAGAAATTGTACTTGATGTTGTATGTACCGAAGGCTTCGAAATACCACTCTTCAAGATATTCTCTATCCTCGTTAGCCTGTTCGCTGTCCTCTGCGGCATCAAGTCTGGCTACCATCTGAGGATACAAATCGTAGTAATCGTCGCCGTCGTAGTCTGATGCCCACCAAACACCTGTAACGTGCTTAGGATAATCCATAGACAAATCAGCAAAATTACCATTCATGTGCTGGTCAGGAAGATGGAGATATTTCTTCATCTCCTTGTTTGCCTCAAGAGTAAACTCCATCGCCATAGACTGGATATTCTTTCCGTACAAATCGGCAATGTATTCTTCCATGTCTTCTGCGTCATCGAAATTCTCCAGGCATTCGCGATAGAGGCCTTCGATTGTCTTGGCAAAACTTGCCACACCGATATAATCGGCTACTTTCTCGATAACTTCACCCTTGTTGTTCATAACAACTTCTACAATATTCTTTTCCATAATTCATCTGTTTAATGGTTCATAATTGTTCCCCACGATGGTGTGGGGAGTTTTAGCTAATTATGGCGATTTCGCCATATTTTCTGTAGAATTGTCTGTACGCATCAAGCTCACTGAGAGCCTGGATATCAGTAATCTCTAGCTTACCGGTATCCTTGCGTACTTCAGCGAAAGAGAATGTATTGTCGTGCGTCCACTTGATGAGGTCCACACGCCTAACAGAATTCTCTACTGACTCAACGATTTCGCACTTCAGTAAATCGTCATTCAGGATTTTCTCTAATTCACTCATAATTATAGATTAATTATAGTCACACATTATTTCTGTCTCACTGATAATTTCAGCACAATACTTGCAGCGATGGCACATTATGTAGCCTTTTGCCAGTAATTTGCTGAACCTAGGGTATGGGCATTTCTCGCCCATGCCAGCTCTCGTTATCTCAATTTTCTTCATATTTCAATCTGTTTGGTTAATAGAAATCCCCACCCGTGGGAGTGAGAATTGGTTTGGCTAATCGAACATGAGCATATCTATCATCTTATAGAATCCTTCTATGCTATTAACACAGTGAAGATGATCAATAAACTTACGTCTTTCTTCCATCTTTAGCTCATGATAATAATCCTTGAAGTCTTGAAAATTACCATTTATGTAAGCTGACTCCATTATAGACATCATCTCTTGTTCTTTGTAGTCTCCCTCTACCTCGTAGTACTTAGCCTGCTGTAGTAGAGTCTTGCTTCTTCTCTTTGTCATAATTCAAACAATTATTTGGTTAAACAATAGAAGGTACGCTCACACATGGGCGCACCTTTTTAGGTAAATACTACTCTTCTTCATCCTCTTCCTCTTCTTCATTGTCTTCTTCTTCGTCAAGACAATAATAGCTGTCAAGCTCATCTGTGCCGGAGTAGCCTTCATCTTTACACTGCTCGTAACTTCGTAGTCCTGTCTTGGCATAAATAATGTCTGTCATCGTTTCCTCGTTCAAGCCATTTATATCCGAGACAAGTCTAACCTCGTCCTCTGTGGCGATATTGTTATCAACAATGAAATCCCACAGCATAGCCTCAATACTTTCTTTCATATCCTTTGAATATTTAGTTAATAATAGCTCCTACGTGTCTCCACGCAGGATTTTTGGCTTAATAGAGATACTTGTCTGTGTTCACTCCAAGGATATAGGCGAGTTCAAGCATCTTCTTTGCTATATTCTTGAACCAGTCTCCCACAAAATTGTGGTCATGGCATTTCCATAACTTTCCTATCTGCTTGATGTCGTAATCCGCAAACGCTATGTTTACGGTACTACACAACCCTTGGAGCCAGTCTGTAAGCAGACTAAGACGTGATAATCTACGCTTGTCGTTCTTTACCATCTCCTCGTGGAACATCTTGAATGCGAACTCGATTTTCATCTTGTCGCTCAAGACGCTGACATCTACGTCGTCGGAGTGGATGGAATCCAATATATATGAATACCATTTCATATTCTGCTCACTCATCTCGGCAGCTGTTCTGATAGCTGCAATTTCCTGTCTTTCGTTCATAATTCTCATTTTTATGGTTTAACATGGTTTCTGCGCAGATAGACCGCACAGAATGTTTGGCTAGAATCTGCGAGGGCGCATATAGGCACGCTCGATTTCCTGAGCTTTTCTGTCCACTCGTGCCGTACGTCTGAAATACTCGCTCTTGTCGAGTTTCTTGCGCCTGCACTCCTCACTGATAACTTCCTTGTGGCTAGCTACGAGCCTAGCAAGGAATCTTCTGTCTCCGTCTGTCATAATTCTGAATTTAATTGGTTAATAATGGATACAGGACACAGGACGTGCCCCGCAGTTTTGACTACTTGTTGTCGCACGAGATATGGCTAGGGCAGCAGTACGTCGTCCCGTTGTGTATGCCTAAGAAACAACAGCCTACACATTTATCCGTTACGACATCCCACGCACGTTCTATTCCGTGTCTGTCAGTTACTCTTACTGTTTCCATAATTCTAATATGTTTTGGTTAATAGCAGGCAGCACATTATCGTACTGCCCAGTTCTGGCTAGAGATTGTACACAGGACTTTCAGAAGCACACAGAAGTGTAGGACCGGTAAGGATGGAGAATGCACAAGGGTCGAAACTCTCGATTTTCTTCATCCTCTCTATTTTCCTCTGTATCTCAGCACGTATGGATGACATATTCCATCTTCCGTCGATAGGCATGACTGAATCCATGCCAACCATTTCCACGATACTGAAATCATCTGTAAATCTCATGTTCACAAGGTCAAACTTGTTAATCTTGTGATAAAATTGTACCCATTTCATAATTCTAATATTTTGGTTTGTAGGAGAGCGTGACAACCGCCACGCTCAATTTTCAGGCTGAGAGTCTCTTCTGCCAGTTCTTGATGAACCAGCGCACGCCACGGAGAGCCTTTGCGTTCCTTATTCTCTGCTCACACTCGTCCAAATGAAACGTGGTGAAAGAGAATATTCCTAAGCACAGGATATTGCCGGAAGAAGAACCGTCCGTACTTTTCTGTATACGTACGAAAACGTTCATACATTTTTTGAACGTGCCTGGCTCGATACTCACAGTGATGTGATCGTCCATGTACAAATCACGCTGGATTTCCTGTAACTCTGGCAAGATACCATTCTTGATACTTTTTGCCACTCTAATCTCTTGTTCTGTCATACTCTGTGAATTTTATGGTTTAACATAGTATGTGTGACAAATGCCACGCACATTTCAGCTCATGCACAATACCGCAATCTCAGAGAAGCTTTTGGATATTCTCTCTTTGCTACGGAAATCTCTGTAGCCCTTAGCGTTGTTGTTGTGCCACTGGCGCGCTGCAATTTTTATACTCTCGATTTCATGGAGGAGCGCACGCTCAAAATTCTTCTGTGATTTTCTGTCTTGCATAATTCAATTTGTTTAATGGTTCTACATAGTATGCCCAGGAAAATACCTGAGCACATTTCAGCTAGTTTACTTCATAGAACAATATAACTTCATCCTCACAGTAGTCGATAGTGTAATCAGGCGTACAAATCTCTCGGAATGGGCATATATCATCCTTTTTCTCGTACACGACAATCCACTCTCCAGGAGGGAGCATGAAACTCTCTCTTGTTCCGTAGAATTTCTTTGTGTCGGTTTTCTCTAAGTGCATATAAATACCCCACTCAGAGTTATCTAACCCTTCTGCATTAATCTTGTCGATTAAATTAAATGTCTTGTAGTTCATATCTGTAATATTTTGGTTAATAGAAGAGAGGAGCAGGAACTCCTCTCAGATTTAGCATAATTCTAAAAAATTGGTTAATAAGAGGGGCAGCGTATTTTCGTTCCATATTGGGTGTGTGGCTCCATCACCACGCTAAATTTACTACTTTTTTAATCCTGTGTACATTGTCGTACTCTCTGTGTGCTGGCAATTGCCAAGCTCTGAAATCTCGTTAGCCTGCTGGATGACGGTCTTTCTAAGTGCTACGTTTGCTCTGCGGCAGTTCACGCTGTCAACGAATACGGCTACAAGTGCAAGACACACGATAACAAACACTGCGATAAAAATTCTCTGTTTCATAATTCTGTAATTTAATTGGTTGATACTAGATGCCGCCCGAATATCTCCAAGCGGTATTTTTTGGCTAGTCACAGAAATCCTCTATCTGCTGCTGGATGGAATCTATCATCACGCAGATGATAAATATACCGCACATTTCAAGAATAGCAGAATATAAAACTGCTTGAAAATCTCCAAGCACAAATCCTGCAATAGCAATGAAACCACTCACGAAACTCACGATAACTACGAGCGCAGCAGATAGCACACTCTTGCTTACATAATTCTTTTCCATAATTCTATAATTTTAAATGGTTCAATTATCGTACTGCCTGGATTTCTCCAAGCAGAATTTAGCTAAATGTTTCCAAGCACAATTTTCGTACTTGCCAAATTTCTCACACTCCAGGCTGGATGAAATTCTCCAAGCGGAGTGTGGATCGCCACAGCTCACGGAAATACCACTTACCCTTTTCCGTACTGCTCCAAATATATACAAGCAGAATTCCGTAAAGAATTCCAAGCACATTCAGGAGAATTATCGTACTTGCCAAGCAGATGAATATTGGCGATGTCTGAATAAATCCAAGCACAATTATCGTACTTGAATAAATAATCTGTCTTGCTTTCATAATTCTAATTTTATTGGTAATTGTTCCGTAGCCACACACGACAATTATCGTACTGGCTACGGATTTTTAGGCTAGAAACAGAGCTAGAGTATTATTGTGCCACGAGATAAACTCTACACGATTGTATATGGTCTGTCTGTCTGCAATAATTCTCTCCATCATTCTCTGTCCTCTGCAATCGAAATTCTGTATCATAATTCTAAATTTGTTGGTTTGTAATTGTAGAGCGGAGATTTCTCCCCGCCCCGTTAGCCAGGATGTGCATCTTTGCACCACGTTTTATCTTTATCGTCTTAACTACGTGGCTCACACCCTACAGATTTTATGCTTCTGCCAGCAACTTGTTTATTTCTGAGGAGATAAATCTCGCACGGATGGCAAGCAACCGCTTTCAGTCAGCGTGGATAGTGTGTACCTTGAACGCTGCAATCGTGATTGCACACACTGGGATTTCTCGGGTAACCACTCCCGAACGGCTCACAACACCGAATAGAATATGAATTATGATTTCTTTCTAAAACTCTCATCTCGCTAGATGATACAAATCCCCTAGCCGTCGTGCCGTCTCATCTCATTCGACGCTCACGCCAGGAATTTTTGCGTATCTCTCGGATGGATGTCTCTGAGTAACACGTTACTCTCTCCCATCTCGGTGTGCCTCTCGCACTCTCGATTTACTGAGATACTTCTCTGAAATTTTGGCAATTAGTCCCCTGAGGGAGAATAAATTCTCTCTCTGAGTTAAGCCCACACACCACGACAAGGTTTACCAAATTGTGTGGGAAAAATAAGGACACGACGACCCGCTCCAAGTTGAAAAACCTGGAGTAAAATTTCCCACTGGCTACCGGTCAGATAGTCAGCGGGAAAAACTAGATAGCTAGATTTTTCTCTAGCTACCTTGTTTTGTGTTACTTTTGCGCTGCTGCAAGTTTAGCTTGCAATTCTGCTATCTGTTTTTGTAGGTCTGTTATGCTTTCACTCTTCTTCTTTGCTACCTTTGCACCACTTGAAAATGCTTGGTGCAAAGAACACAACTTACTACCTAATCTTTGCAAGCTATCTATAATAGACGTTTGTTTGTCTTTGCCGTTGCTATCAAACCACGCAAAGAAATTAGGCAGTTTATGGTTGCGTGAAAACTCGCTAACTGCGCTACGTACGCACTCGGTTTGCAAATTGCAGTAGCTTTCATCTGAAAGTACATACTTTGTAGCTAGTTTATTATAGCGTTCCCTAGCTACTTCTAGTTCTTTCTTTGCGCTTACCACTTCGCTATCTTTGCACTCGCTTAATAGCTTTTTGCGGTAACTATTAAGTACTTCGAGACTCTGCGCTAACACTGCGCTACCTTTGCACTCTGCTACATAACTAGCAACCTTAGTACTTGTGTGCTCGTATCCTTGAGCACCTTTTACAGATAATTCTTTCATATACCTAAATTGTTTAAATGTTACTTATAAGATAGTGTCCTATCTCTTTCTTTTTGTACTACAAAGGTACGAAAATTTATTGATAAAAGCAAATTTTTTATGTTAAAAATCGACCTTTAAAGACGTTGTAACGTATTGATATATAGATAGTTACAGGTTTTAACACTTTGCGGTAAAGTGTCAATATATTACGTTTTACTTTCGTATATCTAACTACATAAGCACTAAATGTTAAGATTTTAACATTTAACCAGTACGTTATTATGTAACATTTTTTCGGTCAAGCAATTTGTAATAAGTTTTGATGTTTCACGCTTTATTGATAATGAATAATTATGCAAGAAAATGAATATAAACAAAATTATAAAATGTTGGTTATTAAGGGGTTACATAAATTTTTTATAAATATAAACCGACAATTTGAAATAATTACAAAAATATTGTTTCACGCCCGTTTACACTATATAAACCGACACAAAGTGTAATAATTTCAGAAGAAACACCCCCACACCCCCTAAATAGCACTAAATCAGCGCGGTAGTCACCTCACCTAAAAATTTTTTCTTCCGATTTTTCAGCCTTTTTGTAAAGTTTAATTACTTTCAGCCATAAAGGATAATTATGCATATTCATTCATCCGTTATTTATTAACATTTGATAGCATAAACTCTTACTTTGCAGGCCAAACCATAAATGTATACCTATCCTTCATTTAATGTATACCTAAAATGTATATTTATACCCTTTATCTACTAGGGTTTTACCGGATATTCAGGATATTATCTGTATCTTTGTGTTGTCGATATTTTATAGACGACATATTGTAAGGACGACCTGACACGTGTTATCCTTCAGAAAGCCCCTGTTTATCGGGGGTAATCCTACACAATAACGGAAAATTAATATTATTATTGTACATAAATGGAAAATGGTATTGCTATAGACACATTGCACGCTCAGTTGCTTGACCTTTCGAGGCATGACGAGTACGGCTTCGAAGAGCTCCGTTGCCAGGACTGGGGCAAGGCAAACTCTGAGAAGTACAACAAGCTGAAGTCCAATTTCATCAGGTCAATGAGACGTCTGGCGAAGAAGGCTCCTGTGAAGTACTACAACGGTGCTTACTACATGTTCAACGGCAAGATATACGAAGCTGTTCCGAAGATAGTTTTGGAACAGGCTTACCAGCTGTTGCTCCTTGACCTGGCCATGGCTCCGATGCTCGGCATCAGTACGGTGATGAACAAGTCATTCATGGAGGTGATAGAGTGCTACAACATACTGAGACCTACCTTCGACATTGTTGCATTCGCCAACGGAGTTGTTGACTTCGGCAGCGGTCTGAAGTATCCGAACGTGATGCCGTTCTCTCCCGAGTACCATGTCACATACTACCACCCATACGACTACAATCCGAAGGCGAAGTGTGACAGGTGGATGAACTTCATCAAGGAGGTCCTTCCGGACAGGACATCGAGGATGATCCTCCAGATGTTCCTCGGCCTCGGTCTCATACAGAGAGGTACTGCATACAATCCGTACGAGGGGAAGGAGTCATCGAAGATTGAGCTATGTCTTCTCCTTATAGGTACGGGAGCCAACGGAAAGAGCGTCATCTTCGACGTTGCCTGCAACATATTCGGAAAGGACAGGATAAGCAAGATGGACTACGCCGACCTCACTGCTGACGGCGACGAGGGAATGAGGGGAAGGTATCCCATCAGGAACGCCATCTTCAACTGGTCTTCCGATTCTGACCCGAAGAAGTTCGGAAGGAAGAACACCGGTATGTTCAAGAAACTCGTGAGCGGTGAGCCCGTCCCGATGAGAAAGCTCGGCAGGGATATCCTGGAGGGAAACTCAATCCCATACCTCATCTTCAACCTCAACGAGCTCCCGTTCCCAGACGATGCGTCGCTCGGATTCATCAGACGCTTGCAGTACGTGAGCTTCGACGTGACCATACCAAAGGAGAGGCAGGACCCGGAGCTGGCGAGCAAGATCATCCGTGAAGAGCTGAGCGGAGTGTTCAACTGGATATTCCGTGGCGCGATGGAGCTGAGGAGCAGGAAGTACAGGTTCCCGGCAGCTGAGGGCAGCAGGAGACAGTTGCTCATCTCTCTTCTCGGAAGCAATCCTATCTATGCCTGGATAAGGGCGTATGATATGAGATGCAGCCAAGAGGCGAGGGGCGAGATTTCGGAGTGCATGCTTGCCAAGGAGATGTACGAGAGGTTCGTCGAGTTCTGCAAAGCCAACGATGTCGAGGAGAAAGATATCCCTACGATTCAGAAGTTCGGGCGTGATATGAGCGACAAGTACGGCTTCTTCAAGAAGAGGTCACAGGGCGGAATGACCTATCAGGTTTACGGCGCGCAGATGATTGACCTGAAGCAGGAGCTTCTCATCAATGACGTGAAGAATAAATTGCGTGGTGAGGAGGACATCAAGCAGCCGGAGAGCTTCATTCAGCCTGATGATTAACGATACCGGTGGCCGCATGGCGGTGGGACATGCCTTCGGGCATAAGTCCGGGCAGACGGGAGGTTCGAGTCCCTTCCACGGTCGGCGGTCACCATTAAAACAGATTTCTATGATAGACAAGGAAAATATATCAAGGAGATTATCTCCTGTATCACGAAGAAGAAGGCTGACGGGAATATTGTTCCGGCCACCGCTTCGATGAGCGAGATTATGACTGCTGTACGCGAGGATGCCCTGGAGTGCATGAGGACCATGTGCAACGAGAGGGAGATTGCGGTAAACAGGACGTTGAACAGTGTTTCATTTAAATGTTTGTAGCTTATGGGAGAAGAACGTAATTTTGAGTTTTTTATAGGCGACTGTCAGCTTCCTGCTGTTGTTTTGCCAGAGTCAACAAAATGGCTGCTACCTGCGGACTCCAACGAATCGGAGGTATCTGGCTCTATTAAGACGCATGTAGATAAGGCTGCTGAATCAGGCGACAGGATGTCTTCTTGCAGGTATGGAAATATCAGTGGTGAGTTCACCCTTGATGTTGAATGCAGTGAAGGCTCAGACGAACTGCTTCTCGAAATCCTCTACGGCGACAGAATCAGGAAAACCATTGAACGCCTTAATTATGAATGGCTGAAGAAGATGTGGAAGGCTTCCGATGACGATTTTCGAGTATTCTGGTTTGAACAGATACGCAAAAAGTTTGAGGAGCACGAGGATCAAAATTGATTTAGGTGACAGATATGAGAAGACATCACAATCCGAACAAGGTTCCGCCGTTCAAGCCGGACCCCGAGCATTGGACCAGGAAGGTTCATTCATGGAAGGCGAAGGTCGCATACGAGACTGAGGATGATGCCTGGGAGTTCCTGAAGACTCACCTGAAGACTCACCCGAAGCTCATCGAGCAGGGAATGACGGTCTACAGGTGCAATCTGTGCAATATGTTCCACTGCGGGCACAAGTATAACAAGAAATAGTTGAGAATATGAAGAAGAAAGGATATTACGAATACGACCCTGTTATCTATCCAAGGATGTTGTGTGTCGCTATTGGTATGAACCAAGAGGACGCTAACAAGTGTTTTGAAGGTAGAAATGGTGGGGTTTTGAGGGTTGATTTCTCTAATGCTGACGCAATAACCTACGGTAACGTTAGAGAAAAATCGAATAAGAAGCTTTGTTCATTTATTAATTTTGCAAGCAAGAATTCTATGAGGATGGGAGTTTGTTGCCATGAAGCTTCTCACGCCTGCGATACCATCGAGGGTGCTATTGGTATGGAGCACGGAGGCGAGCCTTCTGCCTATCTGATAGGTTGGATTGCGTCTTGCATCAACAAGGCTCGTTTGGGTATTGGAGATTTTATTGAGATTGAGAATGATGAAACTAATTAGCAAAGAAGAAGTGAAGAAAAACCATAAGGACATTCTTGGTTTGGATTTGTTGTTTGCGGAGAATTTTCCTCCATATAGTAGATTTTTGGAAAAATGTTTAAATACTTAAAATACATCATGTACGTCGGCATCTGTGGCTACGTGCATACAAAAGGAGAAATAGCTTATGGATAAAAATGAGAAATTAAAACTAGGTGACATTTGCCTTGCACCTAAAGAGTTTTTTCTAAATAATTCCGACGGAAAGCTAAAGAAGAAAATAGAAAGTTATGCGGAAGTCAGAAAAGATGGAAGGGTTATGTGCGCGGTTGTCGAGGATACAAATTCAGTTTTCCCCAACGAATCATTATATACAATCGCCGTAAAACAAAAACAATTTGCACCTCCAATTAGGGTTTGTGTCAGTAAGGATTATAACCTTGATAGTTTTGAATTGCTTTCTAAAGAAGAAATGAAGGTTGCTGGTGTGCTTTGGTTTTGTTTTGGGGTTTAACATAGGAGAAATAGCTTATGAAAGCGATTATTGTAATTAACCTTCCTTTGGGAATGGGCATTGATAGAGAAATCACAGAGCCTTACGGATATGATTTATTCTACGGAGACGAAAATATCGAAGCTCAGTGGGAGAAGCTAGAAAAACTTCGTGAAACTGGTGGCGTTATTTTTGTTCAACCAAGCAATAATAGTGCGGTTCGCGAAATTCTTAATCCTTATATTGGTGAGGATGGATTTATCAAGGAATGTGGTTTACGAAAAGTTCACACAGAAGAACACGGTGATTTCTGTATTATCCTTTATCACAACCCATCAGAGGTTATGGCTCTTAGAGCATTTTATTATAATAGTAAGAAGGAATAGCTTATGAATAAATATGGTATTGAGGTTGGAGACCGTTTTTTACTCCCATTCAAATATGTCACTACTAGAAACTGTCCTACCGAAAACGATGATTTTGCAATCGTTAAGCAAAGATGCGAAACACGGGTAGAAGTATTTTGCGACCAGAACGAGCAGTTTGTTTACTACGATTGGATTGTCACAGATTACTGTCCGGTGTTTACGGTTGTAGGCTTTCTAAAAAGCGACAGATACGAAGATGTTGTTTATGTTAAGTATAAAAACAACTCAGAGACATTTATGTGTCAAATGTTGGCTGAATTTGTCTGTACAAACGGAACTCGTATAAATGAATCTGATTTGAAAGATTATAAAAATAGTTAGCTTATGATTAAGAAAGAAGATATTAAGGTCGGGCTGCGATTTTACATCACACGAAATGATTGTTTAAAATGCAATTTTGACCCGATAGGTATTAAGGACGGCAGAACCCCTATTCTGTTCAATGCCGAGAGAAAGGAGGCTGATGCTTATATATGTACATCTGTTAGCACAGATTACAAGTATTTCGCTCATTTTCGCGAGGAAGATATTATGATGTTTGGTATAAAGTTCGATATAGTAGCACCAGTTGCCGATAATCATAAAATAGATATAAATTCCGACATTGAAATGCATGGAAATATTCTCAATAACTTGCATGATACATACATCAAGAAAAATCGTGATTATGGGAATGCTTTTTCCGAAATGTATGATGAGCTTGGTATCAACTACGGCTACGGAAAGATACGAGAGAAGGTGAATCGCATCAAGACGTTGAAGGACAATGAGGCGCAAGTTGCTAATGAACAATTGGAAGATGCTCTTCTTGACTGCGCTAACTATTGTATCTTGACATTGATGGAATATCAAAAACGTAAGGAACATGGAACAGACTGATTACACTTGCAAGGATTGCTTCTTCTTCAAGAATGGAGCTTGTAACCACCCTAATGAGATTAGGTTTACTTCTGAGGAGAATCCTTCTTGCACAGATTTCGAGTATAAGGAAATAAAAGTTGAACTTTAAAATATTGTTATCATGGCATTACCATTTGGAAAGACTATCAAGACAAGACACTTCACCGTGCTGAAGTTCAGTAAGAGCTTGTCTAAGAAAGAAGTTGCTTCACTCAGAGAGGATATCCATGCTGATATCAAGAAGCATTTACAGAGAGGATCGCTGCCTTTCATTAAGATTGCAGACATTGCCGGCACATGGGGTATTGAATACTCTATCGGCACATCCATGTACGCTGCACTCGATGAATGTGTTTATGCTTTCGTAGGAGATCACTATGAGTTCTCCAAGACTGAAGAAAACATCATCGAGGCATTTGCCCAGCTTATGTATGCGGATACATCGTTGCCTGGCGATGCAGAATACACGGCAGGTAAGTTGAAGCTCCGTGACGAATACATTGCTCGTGAGGCTGCAAGAAGAAACGCTGCTGCCGACGAGGGCAAGACTGAAGAGCAGCTTCGCAAGGAGAGCGATGAGGCCGTACAGGAAGTTATCGACCGCGATAAGCACGCCGAGACTATTCTTGAGATGGCTGAACAGATTAAGAAGGAAGGAGGCAAGGATGAGTGATAGATTGCTTGAGGTCGTTCAAGACCACACCTCCTTAGTACAGGCACTCCAATTCATTTTGGAGGCCGCAGAAACGAAGGAACTGCCTCCATACGGTGTTCTTCCTGTATTCAACGACGACCTTCTTAATGATAGGCTTAAGGGTATACTTGAGTTGGTTACCGGAGAGAAGTATACTTAATTGACTTCAAAGTTTTCTTCTACTTTATATATATAAAAGTTGAGGGGCAGCATCTGTGAAGACGCTGCCCCTCTTTGTTAACCAATTTTAGAATTATGCTCAGCAGAAAGAACCTGTGAACATTAATCTGTCTGCAAAGGTACTTGGTTTTGCAGAAATTCTAGTAAAACAAAATTACTTTAACACGAATTTAACTATTTTCCTCCCTTACAGAGTCCATTTTTAAACAACAAGCAGTCATTCTTACCGGTTGGATAATTTATTGGGAGGTAAAAATGACAAGTCGTATCTTCCGTCTGAAGTTCATCCTGCTTAATCTTAGCAAAGTCTCCAATCATCTTTGTGTAGTCAGCCCATTCTTTGGAAGATGTATTCTTAATTTTTGAGCGGGCGATAACGAGGTCTTTGAGAATCTGTTCCTTTGATGTAGCCTTTGCGAGCTGTTCCGGGGTTAAATCTTCGCTATGCTCGTTTTCAATCTTCTTGCCATGTACCTCTGCGATTCTCTTCTGGACTGACTCTTGGGCTTCGAGCAAGTTCATCTCGTTTTCGAGGAAGGATTTCTCCCAGTTGAGTCCCTCGCCCTGGAATGCGATGGCCCAACTGTCACGGATAGGCATTCCTGAGCCACGGAGACTGGCGTAGATGTAATAGCGAGGGTCTTTCATCTTGAGAGCCTTCGCCTTCTTGTACGTATCGACGGATAACGTGTATCCTTTTGTTTCTTCAATCATAATCTTATTTTTTTTTATTATCCTTGAATGCAAATACTGTGTAGCAACAACACGAAACGTGAAATGGCGGATATGGGTCTTTGAAAGAATGGATGCCGGCATCGGCTTCGCTTTGACAGATATCACAAGGATAACTGCTTCCTCTCTTGACATAGAATCCGATAGCCTTATTCTCCTGTCCATACTCCTGCTCTGCCTGTCCCCACGCCAAAGCAATCACTTGGGAAGCATTTCTTACGATATTCTGATAGGCGTTCTTGTAGTAGCCCTTTCCGTAAGAAGGAACATCGATGTTGATGTCCTTTCTCTTCGCCTTGGTGATGACTGATGTGTGATACGGGTCCTTGTAGCCGGTTCGAATGGAAGATAGTAGCTGCTGGTCTGAATATCCCATAAGAGTACCTGCCTTGATCATCCTCACGATGTCTTCAGCAAAGTTTCCGAGATAGACAGCGTTTCTTTCAGATGTCGTCTTTCCGTAGATATCGCTAACGAGAAAAGATTCGATATTCTCGCTGTCAATCCCGAGAATCTTGCATGAAGCCTTAGAATAAGCAGAGATGTAGCTGTTGATACTCTCCTCTGCCTCAGCAGTAACATTCTTGGCGTAAGAGAGCAGGGCTGACTCGTTTGCGAGCCTGCCCGCACCTCTGTATCGCTTGCTTGCGGTAACTATCTTCTGTGTTGATTTCCAGAGAATATCTGCAATGTGGTCCTCACAGTTTCGGATTGCCTGCAAGCGCTTCCTGCTGTAATCGACAGAACGTTTTAACTCATCCATAAGCTTACTTCTTTACGGTCTTCCAGTTGTTACGGCCCGGCCAGTTGCCGTTCTCATCCCAGTCTGTACCGCTTTTGTTCGGCCTGCCAGCGCCACGACCAGTACGTACGTTTCCGCTGCCTCCATTCTGAATATTCTCCGTTGCCCTCTGCTCCTCGATTGCATTTTGAGTTTCGTTATCCGCACGTTGCATATCCATGAGGAGGTCCTGCTGGTCCTCTTCCTTCTTCTCACGCATGATACGGTCATATTCATCGTTAACAGGGAAGTCTGGGCAACGCTCAGATGCAGTCTGCTTTGAGAGGAAGTTGTTCTGAACAGCCGTTGCTAAGTTTGTAATTATTTCAGATTTATTCTGATGCACATAGATTTCCACCCAAGCGTGAATAGGAAGACCGGTCATAGTGGCCATGCAGTTTTCTTCAACTCCGATACCATACTTTGAGATACGAACAAGTTGATCCAGGAACGGATGCATCTTCTTAGCATCGTTCTCTGCAACCTCGATGGCAGGAGAATAGAGCAGCTTAATGGCAACGCCCGGAAGGTCACCCGACTTAAGCTCCGGCGGCTTCACTGTGAACGAAAGCTCATAGATGAGGTCATACGACTTGTTGAGCTGTGTCGCAAATGCATCGGAAGCGTCTGTTCCGTTAATGAAGTCAGCATCACCATTCGTATCGGTAATCTGAATCGTCTTAGCCGATCCGTCTGTATCTCCAACAACGGTAATGTCGTCACCATCGCCCTTTAACTTCATTATAGGGAAGGCGTAAGCCTTGTTGTTCTCGCAGAGGTAAGAGAAAGCTTCCTCGTAGTCCTCGATGTTCTTCTGTACAACAGACCAGCATGGACCGTCATCGTTTCTTACGTATGCAACAGGGATAAACGGGAAGCCGTGAGCTTTCTCTTCAACGCAAGTGTAGTCGTCGATTCCGAATATCTTGGCAATTCTCTTGATAGTCTCCTTGACCTTGCCTTCGTTAACTTGCTTCTTGAAGCGGTAGAATGTCTTGTCATCCCACACCTCTACCCATTCAATCTTTTCATTACCTTCCTCGTCGAAGTCGTAATACTTGCGAGCAAACACAACGAGTTCACCAGTAAGAGGGTCGAACTGAGGATACAATGTGTCTCCTCTATCGAAAGCCAATGTGCGAGTACCGAATTTCTTGTTTTTGTCGAAGAATCCGACTACAGCAGCCTCAGCAACCTTCATGTACGAACTTACAGCCTCATAGTGACGAATCTCCATATCGTGCATATACCATCCCTTCTTGAACTTGGCAAGGAGATTAATATACTCTTCCTGTTTCTTCATCTCAGGATCACCGGCAAGCTCAAACTGAATATCGTTACCTGTCATATGGAGAACGTGCTTCGTATGAATAACCTGCTGGAAAGCAAATGCCGTTCTTTGAATCTCCTGCACATACCATTTATTATTTTCCGGGTTCTTTCTCCAGATGTCAGGGTATAGATCCTTGTCGAAGATTTTGTGGGACGTAGGATAGAACTCACGAAGGAAGTCTTTCTGAGTCTTAACCACTCTGTATAATGTATCTTGCGGCATCTGAGGGTCTTCATTATCGGACACCTCGTTCCTGCAATAGCCATCGTGGGTCATGTACCCCTTTGGCGTGAGTTCAAAGAAAGGCTTCTTTACAAGAATCTTTCTGAAATTTGTTACCTTGATAGCATCCATAATCCTTTTACCTTTTTATTTTTCTTTTTTGTTAAACTGAATATCATTACATAGAACCAAGATTCAAAGAAGTCAGGCGAGTGCCCGACATATTTCTTGGCAATCTTCTTAGGTAATAGCTTGAATCCCCTATCATCGCTATTCTCGTCACGTCTGAGCATCTTACGCTCCTTCTGAAGAATCTGTCTGAGAGGAACCTTGTCAAATCCGTTTCCTGAATACTTTCTTTCAAGCAGGGCCGAGTCGATGGAAATCTGCTTATCCTTAATCATCTTGTAGAATAACCATGCACACTGGGATTTCAAGTCTTTGTAGAGGTATTTAATACCTACTTCCTCCTGATGATTCTTAGGAATAGGCGCAGCCTGGTTATTGAACGGAACGGCTTCCTTGAAGAATCCCTTGAAGTACTGGCCGATGCCCTGTAAATCGTAAGTGAAGTTGCATTCCTCAACTCCCCACTCTCTCAGCTTAGCCTCAACTACAGAAACAAGAGTCTTAGAGTCCAGCCTCATCACAACCAAGTCCTTGCAGTGCCATCCTTCCCAGAGCCACATCACGAAGTTATCGCCGCCGGTGAAAGCAATATCGGCAGAAGCTCTGCGTTTTCCATCTCCTATCTGTTCTGCATTGTCGTAGATTTCATCAAGGTCTTCCATCTTGATCATGTCGTCTCCGGCAGCTTTCCAGTTCCAGTTGGCTTCAAGGTCTCTCATACGCTGTTCCTCGTCCTGTTGGGCAAGGTTGGCGAGATATGAGGCATCGGTAGAGATAAGCTTAATGTTCTCTGATACGTCAGCGCGAACGAATGTTGCCGACTTGATGAACATTTCGAGCTTTGTGTATCCAAGTTCCTCGTAGCTGTCCTTCCAGAGGCTATCGATGATGCCCTTGCACTGCTCGTACACCTCTTCTCTCGTGTTACCCCAGTATATTGAGTCAGGCGTATCGCCGTCCATGAAGCAGTATCGTATAACTCCGTCACGTTCCGGTATGATGTATCCGTTCTCGTCAACCCACCAGTCGATAAACTTTCTCACCCAAGATTCCGGGTCCGGGTTACAGGTAATCCAGAAGCGGTTTCGGATATGCGCTGCATTTCGGTTGTTGGTCAAGAGGTACTTGAACTTCTTGTATGGGCACTGAGTACCCTCATCGATGCAAACATAGGCATACTGGCGCCCCTGGAATCGTGTCTTGAAGTCCTGATAGGCTCCAGCATAGTACGAGAATTTGAGCCATCCTCCGTTATCGAAGTTCCAGGTCATATCATTTTGTGACTTATTGTAAGTTCCAAATTGGGAGAACAATTTATAAGAGTCTGTCACTAAGGACTGTAAGTCGTCTTTTTCGTTACGAAGAATTGTTGCATGAAAATCTGGATTTTTAATATCCTTCAGAACTTCCATTAGGGAAGAGAACGATTTTGAGCCGCCTCGCGAACCGCCAACTATCTTAATATCAGCGTCTATAGACAGCATGCGTTCCTGACCGCCACGCTGAGCTATAATCTTCAGCTTGTCGGGATGCTTCTTGTCGGCGTCTCTTAATGATTGGATATACTCTTGAGTGTAAATAGGCTCTCCGTTATCCAATTTTAATCCTGAAAATACATCTTTCTGCATAAATATACATTTGATACTGCAAAAATATACAATTTTTCTTTGATAATTGCATATTTATTCATATATTTGCAAAATAAAAGGTATATTTATACGTTTTCGAGGTGGAGGGACCACTTTCGGGATAACATTTTTAATCAAAAAACAACATGACAAGAGAGGAACTCTTAGCATTAGTGAACAAGGAGGTTGATACCACCAAGTTCAAAGAACTTAGCCAAAAGACCATCGATGAGGAACTTGATGATGTTTTGGAAGATTTCGGTGATGACGAGGAAGCAAATTCCAAGTTGGTTACCAAGTTAGCAAACCGTCTGAAGCGTATCAACGGCAACTTGCACAAGAATATCTCTGACGAGGTAAAGAAGAGCAAGGAGGAAGCTGAACGCAAGAAGAAGGAAGAGGAAGAGGAGCGCAAGCGCAAGGATGCTAAAAAGGATGACGATCCTGACGACAAATACTCCAAACTGCTTGAGAAACTCGAAGCTCTCGAAAAGGCTAACGCAGAAAGAGACAAGAAGGCTGCAAGGAAGGCAACCATCGAGTCAGTAAAGGCAGGTTTGAAGGATAAGTTCGACAAGGCAAACCTTGAAATGAAGAACTACTTCCTCAATGCTGCAATCGCAAAGCTGGAGATTCCGGACGAAGATGCCGACATCGACGACCTGGTTTCTAAGGCTGAGAAGATCTACACCGCAGAGTACAAGGAGGCTACCGGTGAAAACGGTATTCCTGCAAAAGGCAGTCGCACGTCTAGCGGAGGCACGTCCACAGATGATGATAAGTTTATGGAAGAAGTGGCCGAGCGTCGAAAGAAGAGATTCGGCGGTGGAGACAAGAAGTAATTACAGGATAACAATTTTAAAAAGGTAAAAAGATTATGGACAACACTTCTATTTCCTACATGGAACAGATGGGTACTCGTGGTATGCTGAACCACGGTGCGACCATCATTCAGACAGAAGGTAAGGTCGGCGGAACCCGATATGTGTTTGCCGGTCTTGAGGCGCTCATTAAGAATGCCTTCGTTCACCCACCTATTGGTGGTAAGCTCGTCAACCCATTCAAAGGTCAGGCTAAGATTTACGCCGGCGACTTGATCGAGCACGACCTTGGCTTTACAGCAGGCAACGAAGGTCCTGGTGCTACAATCAAGATTCTGAAGGCTTACGGCGTGGCAAAGGCTACCGCTGCGGCTACAGACACAGACATCTACATCGTTCGTAACGGCTTTGTTCACATCCCGTTCCCTGGCGACACAATCATGGTCGGTCAGAAGGACTTTAAGACAAAAGCAAAGGGCGTGACTGTCTCTGCCGTTGAGGCTACGACTGACGACACCGCAGGTGATGTTTGGAAGGTTACTCTTTCTGCTGCTCTCGGCGCATTGAAGGTAGGTGACGTATTGGTTGAGGCTGCAAGTGCAGGCGAATCCGTATTGCCTATGGTTACCAACCCTAACTGCTTTGCTCCGAGCGACAACGATTTCCCTTATTTCGATGCCGGCGGCGACAAGTATCACAAGCCTCGTACAAACGTCAACTTCTGTATGTTGAATCCAGACTGCGTTATGTGGCTTGACCGCATGGGTCCTGTTCCTCCTGCTGTTAAGGCGATGAACAAGTCACTCTACCCAGAGTTCTGGCACATTTAACCTATTGTATAACGTAAAAAGATTGATTCAGGATTATGGCAAAAATTGATATTGGTGTCGAGCAGCTTGCGAAGTTCTTCACTGGTAAGGGTAACAACACTTACCTTCAGAAGTTCGTCAATCGTGACGGCGTACTTCGCTGTAACAACGGCTGGTATCTGACACAGGGTGACATTGATCCAAATCTCACCCCTACATCTAACAATGGTGATGCAACCTTCAAGGTTCGCACACGTACATTGAACCCTGCAACCTTGATGAACCTCCGTGCTCCTCTCGGCGAGGGCTATCAGAACGACCATGAGGGTATTGAGTGGTACACCGCTTCAATTCCAGACTTCGCTGCTGACGGCTTCCGTGAGACTGCGACAGAGCGTTACCACAAGATGAAGCTTCTCCAGGATGAGTTCGGCAACGACGCTGACCTGGTTGATGCTTACCTCGACGAGGTACAGGTATTGTACGACTCACTCGACATGACTATGACCTACATGTCAGCCCAGTTGAGTTCGACCGGTTTCATCGACTACGACAAGATTGGTCGTGGTATCCAAGAGCCTCTGTATGACGCAAAGGTTCCAAAGGAGAACTTCAAAAAGGCGGGTACACTTGCCTGGAACGATCCAAACTGCGACTTGCTTGAGCAGATGCGTAAATTTGAGGAGGATTGGCGCAACAGCCATATTGAGTACCGCAGCGTACCTCTCGTATGGCAGATGACCAAGAACGACTACAATAACGTATTCTTGAAGAACAAGCAGATTGCTGAGTTGTACAAGAGCTGGGCGAACGCTAACTTTGTGGCAGTTTTGCAGAACTACGGTCCAAACGACGCAATGTTCTTGAAGTCTGTTGTTGACCTCAACGGTCTTTCTCCTATCGAGATTGTCGATGAGGTTGAGCACAACAAGCGCTTCGATGGCACAGTTACAGAGATTCATGGTTGGGCAGACGGAACTGTCGTTCTTCGCCCTGCTGGCAAGCCTTTGCGTTTCATGCGCAAGGAAATTCTCGATAAGCGAATTTTCGACACTCTCGGTAACAAGCTCGTGGATGTTGCTTGGGCACAGACAAACAACCGCCTCGGTTTGCTTCGTAACATGGTCACAGCGAACGGTATGTTCCAGGAGTTCAAGACAGACTTGTTCCTCGCTTCTGTTCCTGCCATGCTCGATTCTCCTTACCGTTGGATTATCGACATCACCAAGAAGGGTTAATTCTTTAACGTAACTAGATTGTATGACTATGGATTCGGAGATGAACATATACACTGTGAACGACTACCTTATTAATAAGGTGAAGTTCGAGATGCCGATGAATGCTCTGTTGGGCATCATGCACGACAGGGAGCTTGAAAACGGCATCGACCTCGAAGCCTGCGACAAGGACAAGGTAAGACTTGCCTATGCCGACATGCTGAAATGGTTTGTTCTTGGTCCGAGCAAGGTGAACAATACCTCCGATTCCGATAACGGATGGACTCATTCGGGAGGTGGATATGATATGTCGGACAACGACAGGAGCGAGATGAAGGCAGAGGCTAACGCTATATATGCGGAGCTTGAGCCTGATTCGATGCTCAAGAAGAAGTCCACCTTCCGGGTGACCTCCCACGGAGTAAAGAGGGCGAATTATTCTCCTTGGGGAGAACCTCTCCCTCACATCATCAAATAAGGCGTATGGAAAAGGAAAACATCAGAAACCCAAGATATCCTCACATCATCAAGATCGTGAGGAAGGTCGTCGGAAAAGCCGACCCTGATGACCCATTTGCCGATGATGATGCTCCAGTTGGTGAGGACAAGGAAATCATTCTCTACTATGGCGAAGGCCGCAGCTACACCGATACCACTACAGAGGGAGACAAGAACGTCGATCAGAACAAGAGGAAGGCATCGATTCCTGTCAGATATGACGAATGGGATGCTGACAGATGTCCTCTTGACGGCGACACCCTCTACTCCACTGTCGGCAACAACACAGAGGTAGGTATGGTTAAGGACTGCGAGCCGGATAATAACAGGACTGTTGTGTATTGGAATTTGACAAGGGTTTAGATTATGACAAGTTTATCAGGTCAGTTTTTACAGGTCGAGAAAAAAATCCGTCAGATGGCTGTAGCAAAGATGCAGCAGAAGATGGAACATGCGGCTGAAATGACAATGAAGGCTGCTGACAAGTCTCGAAACTATGATGACGTAACCGGTAACTTGTACAAGTCAACAGCCATCGGTACATATTACAACGGCTCATTGCAGTCGATTCATTATGCTCCTGGCCCAGAGCCAACCCGAGTAACCCTTGCTGCTGGAGAGAGATACAACCTCGATAAGTATTATCGCAGTTCGTTCTCCTTCAAAGACAGCGGAAGGAGACCTTACAAGGGTGAATACGGAGAAGGTGGCGAATACGGTCCAAACGCGGCGTGGGATGAACTTGTTTCCAGGGAGCACAACAAAGGAAAGTACGATGCCACATGGCAGATGCTCCTTGTTGCCGGTGTGGATTACGCTAAGTTTGTCGAGGTTAAGAGAGGTCACGACGTGATTACCTCTCTTAGAGAATATTTGGTTAGATACTTTAGAACGATGTAAAATATGGTTAGTATTAAGACTCTATATTTCGATGTCGGTAATGCAATGAAGGGAATTTGCGACAAGCTCTACTCCCGGAGCCGACCAAAGGCAGTTGATACGAAAATCAACAGCTATATCGTGGTATACTTCCCATCTAGTATCTATAACAATGAGATGAACTCAAGTGGAGTTTACAACGATTTCACCACTACAGCTCAAATCGAATTGTATGTGCGCGATAAAGCTTCAGCAAGCAATCCAAATACATTCGATGTATCTAGCGTTGACGAGAAAGTCCAGGAGATTATGGACAGATTTCCAATCTCTACAAAAAATCTCATTGTTTCAAATCCTCGTATAACACTACAAACAGACGATGGCGCCGGTTTTTCCGTGACGATCATACAGGGAAGGTTACGTACGAAATAAGTATTCAGGTATAACAATTTAAAATATTTTAAATTATGGCTATGACAACTATTGACAAGATGAAGGACATTTTCAATGGTCCTAAAATGCTGCTCTACTCAAAGGCTATTACCGATTTGAGCAAGGCTACAGTTGACATCACTCCAGACGTTGAGCTTCCGGTTACCGTTGACTCGCTGAAGGCGACTATGGATGACCCAACCATCAACCACTACAAGGTTATCGGTCTTGCAGGCGACTGGGCAACTACCGCAGAGCTCGGCGACTTCAACGTAGAGTTCGTTGTTCCTTCAAAGGCAAAGGACTTGCTGACAATTATGTTCGGCGAGGATGCTATCACCGAGCTGACCAAGGTTACCCTGAAGGGTACAGGTGACGCTACTCTCGACGCTACTACCGGCTTTACAGGTATCGCTGTTGAGCCTAAGAAGTTCAAGATCAAGGGTACTATTGTTATTGTTGACGACGAGAAGGAGAACCTCATGGTTATCACCAACATCGCTCTCTACGCTACCTTGCAGTGGGACAACTCAGGTACAGAGCCGGTTGCATTCAAGTTCTCTGGTTCTATCGAGGGTGCAGGTAAGCGCAGTATCGCTTGGCTTACTAAGGGCACAACAACTGGCGACGTGTAAGGCTTCTTTAGGTAATTAGATTCAGGATAACAAACCGTTGGGCGGCAGGCTAATCAACAGCCGTGCCGCCCTTCTTCATTTAATAGCATACAATCATGGCAGAAGAAAAGAAAATAGAGCAGCCTTCGGTGGACTTACAGGAGTTACTCGACAGCGTACTGCACGACGAGCCTACCGAGTTCGTGTTCCGTGGAAAGAAGCACAAGCTCGGTTGGCTTCGCAAGGGAACCATGAGCAGGTGTTCCCACATCAGGGCAAAGGAGAAGAACGAATGGAAGCGCAACGTCAAGATTTGTGTCTGCATTCTCCTCAACAACATCTGGAAGATACGATTCCTGTATTGGATCTACTGGCGCTGGCTCTACTACATCAAGGATGTGGATGTGACCGAGGTTCTGAGAGTTCTCGATGTTTCTAAAAAAAAAATTCCATCGAACGCATTCTCACTGGCTACCATATTAGCGACCGGGATGACGGACGTGATGATGACGATGACGAGGAGCGAAGCAAAAGCTATCCAAGCAGAACAAGCTGGGGAGCAGCCTTCTCACTAGCGGAGAAATTCGGTTTCCTCTTTCAGCGCAAGTACTTCATTGCAGCCTACGACTACTGGTGGGGCTATTCATCGGCGCAGATTGACCTCATGGTTGCAGACCAGCCTCTTGTCGTATATCCTAAGACCAAGAAGGAAGGCGGTCCGAAGAAGCATACCAAGAAGGAGATGGATGACCTCTACGACAGATGGATGGAGAAAAAGAAGAATGAGGGAAGCCTCGTTGGCAAGAAGATAAGTCTTGCGGATTACTTAAACAATAAACTCTAATTTTAAAATATTCAGGATATGGCAGGTGGAAATTTAGGTGACTTGTGGTTTGACTTAAACATTAAAGACAGCAATGTTAGGTCAAAACTGAAAGAAATTTCAGAAGCACTTTCGGAGTTGGATCTAAAAACTGAGTCCGGAAGAAAGTCTGCTGAGAAGTTATTTAAGAACTTTAATAGAGAGAATAGCAAAGAAATCGCTGAGGATTTTAAAAATATAGCGGCCCAAATGGGCATTCAGGCTCAGGAAACTGCAAATCTCAGCAAAAGACTGAAGGAGTTATCGGAACTAAAAGCTGACATTCTTCGTAGAGACAAGGAACAATCCGAGCACGGTAACTTTGTTGCGATGAAAAATGAAGCGCAGGCTGCACTTGATTTAACAAATAGATACAATGAACTTGCCAAGTTAAAAGAAGATATCTTAAGACGCGACAAGGAAATGGAAGCTCAAGGGGCTTTCGTGACGCTTGTTAACGAATCGAAACAGGCGCAGGAACTTAATGAGCGTTACAGGGAAATGCAGCAACTGAAATCCGCGATTTTGGAGCGAGACAGACAGTCAACCGAGCACGGTAACTTTGTTGCGATGAAAAATGAAGCGCAGGCTGCACAGGAGTTAGCTGTCAGGGAAAGAGAACTCGCTGAGTTGCGAAATGCCATCGTACGCCGTAATGAAGAAATGATTGCTGCCGAAAATAGGCTAAGAGAAGCGACGGAGCGAACTAACCAGGCTAGAAGAGAAGCAATTTCTGTATCTAGGAAACAGGCAGAATCCCTTGTACGTGATAGAGTTAAGGAACTTGAAGCACAAAGACAACAGATCCAAGGTTTATTTGGAAGTGGAAAGAATGTATTAAGTACGCAAGAGTTAATGCAACTTCAACAGGCATTCTCGCAAATTACGAAAGAGCTTAATACATTGCGCAGTGCGATGAATAATCTTGGTAGTTATTCTATCAAAGATTTATTCTCTATAGGCAGAGGAACAAGCGAATATACTCCACTGATAAACAGTATGCGAACTGTAATTGATCAAAAACAGGAAGCGATAAACCTTGAGCGAAAACATCAAGAAGAGATAACGAGAACGGCTGCAAAGGCACGAAACGACCTTGCAGCAGCATTCGCCGGAGCAAACGCTGAAGCGAAGAAGATGCAATCCATAGTCGGAGACATCAAGTCTCTCTTCTTACAGGGAGGTATTGTCTTTGGCGCGCAGCAATTCTTTAATTCAATCGTACAGACCGGTGGTGAGATTGTTCAGCAGCATGTAGCATTGCGCTCCATCCTCGGTGATGTACAGAAGGCTGATGAGCTCTTCGCTCAGACACAGCAGCTTGCGTTGCAGTCTCCATTCAAGTTTGGAGAGCTGAACAGAGATGTTAAACAGTTGGCTGCATTCGGAGTCGAGGCAAATGACTTGTATGATACCACAAAGCGACTTGCGGATATTGCATCTGGTCTTGGTGTAGACTTCGGACGATTGGGTTTGGCATTCGGCCAGGTTAAGGCTCGCTCTTGGCTCGATGGCAAGGAGTTGCGCCAGTTCGCTTACGCCGGTCTCCCTCTCTTGCAGAAGATAACAGAATTATATAATTCTGAAGGCAAGAACGGGCGCAAGAATTACACCCAAGCAGATGTCAAGAAGATGATATCTGGAAGGCAGGTAAGCTTCGAGGATGTTCAGAAGGTACTGTGGAAAATGACTGATGAGGGTGGCCAGTTCTACAATATGCAGCTCGTGTTGTCCGAAACACTGCTTGGTCGCTGGAATAAGCTTATCGACGCGTGGGATATTATGCTCGGTAAATTTGCAGAAGGAAAGAATGTCATAGGCGGTACGTTCTCGTTTATTATCAACCGAGTAACAGACTTAGTATTAGCTCTTGATAAACTGTCTCCTGCTATGCTTTCTTTCGGAGCTATATTTGCTGCAAGGAAACTCGGATTAATGACTTCTGGCAAACTTGGGTTAGGTTCACTCAATAGGAACTACGCCCAACAGATGAACGCTCAGCTAAAGACTTATGCTATAGAGCAGCAGCAACTTGTTACCGAAGGCAAGATTACTCAACAGAAGGCATTGCAGAATGTTCAAGCAAGAGCATACTTGCTATCTGACACTACTTCGAGAGCAAACGCGATGTCTCGTCTTGCGCTTGAAGGCAAGATGTCTGTACTTCAGATGCAGAAAGCTGTCAAGGAAGGTCTTGTTACAAAAGAACTTATCAGACAGCTTGCTGTGATGGGACAGATTACAGCAAGACAGGAGCAGATTATACTCGGAGGAACACGATTTGCCGCCGTAATGAATATGGGTATCTCTAAGATAGGTGGAGGAATCAAGTCCCTCTTTACGATGCTTGGCGGATGGTGGGGACTTGCTATCGGGGCAGCTGTTCAGATATTCTCCAGCTATAGCAGTGATATGGATAGAATTTCCGAGAATGCGAAGGGATTCAGGGATTCGGCATATAACAAGAAGAAGGGTTACGAAGATGAACTCGCGAACGAGAAGCCTACAAACAGTGCTGACTTGCAGCAGCGTGTAAACTCGATGAAGGAACTCCTTCAAAATAGCGGAGATTATACCCAAACTATAGAAGATCAAATTGCAAGGGCAAAGAATCTTAACGAGCAGTATGATATTCTCAATAAGGGAATAGTTGCCGCTCGTGATAACTCACAGCAGGAAGCAAACGACTCGGATGTTGTTGCTGGAGCACTTGGAGCTTCAGGTGGTTGGGGTTCCGGTAATCCTTTTGCAGACACGATGGAGGATGCTGTCGAAGATCTCAACGAGGCGGTTATCAAGTACCAGACGCTTTTATCTGGACTTGACGAAGATACAAAGTCGAGAATGGATAGCGTTGCTAATCAGTTCTTGAAACCAGAGGAAAGAACCATGTCTCTCGATGAGAAGATTCGTATTCTTGCAGAAAGAGGAGGCGCAAACTGGGATTCTTTCGTTTTGAAGTCAAGTAACGGAAGCAATGATATTGCAAATAGCATTTACAAAATAGGAATAAGGGCCAACAAGGTTAGTGACCAGATAAATGATATCGCCAAGAAAAATATTCCTAGAATAATTAACTTCCTTAAGAAGTCATTTAATCTGTTCGGCGCAGATTTCTCGAAGTGGTGCAACAGAAATTCTTCACGCTTTGCGAGCATGATAGAAAGAATGCTAGATGCGTGCAAGGTGAATGTTCCTCAGATTCGGGAGTACTTGAAGTCTATCTTCTATCAGGAGGCAGGAGTAAAGCTGCCAAAGAAAGCAGGTGGTGGTAAGACGGAAAAGCCAAAGACACCTATGCAGCAACGAGTGCGCAGAAATCTGTCAAAGAAAGGAAAGAGCAAAGCGAAGGTAGAATCACAGGCGGTTATGCTTGACTCTTACCTCGATGAAACTTCCGACTATAATACGGATAATAACCTGCAAACAGAGTTGCAGAACAGGTACAACGAGTATAAGAACCGCGAGAACAAGTTCAAGCGCGGTAAGATATCTAAGGCTCTTCGAGATGAGGCTTGGGAAAGCTACAATAGCTTGAATCAGGCAGCATGGGAAGGTCTCGGCTACAAATTCTATCCGCAAGACAAGAAGTCCAATAAGGTTCCGAAAGGAAGAAAAAGAAGTTCTGGTATACAGACGGATAAGGATCTCGAAGATTTAAAGAAGCGCATCGACTTATATAAGAAGATGTATTCCGAAATTAAGAAATTCAAGGAACTCTACGGAAAGGGTGCTCTTGGTCAACTTGCAAACGACGGAGAGTTTAAGGCTATCTTTGGTGATAAGAAGCGGTTCCCTATCTCTGACTACACCAACTACGAGACTTCCATCAAGGAACTCTTGCAGACTCTCCCTGCGACAACAAAGGACAGATTGTACTACGCTGCAAACGAGAAGGCAGGCATCCAAACTGAAAACCGAAAACTTCTCGAAGACCAGCGCAGAGACGAACTGAATGTACTCAATAAGCAACTTGATGTTATCTCCGATCAGTATGAGACATACAAAAAGATATATGAGCTGACAGGAAACAAGAAAGGCTCAGAAAATATAGCTTTCGGAGGAACTGTTCAGTTCGACACATACAAGAGATTCCTGGAAGAACAGCTCGATGTTGCCGTAAAGCACGATAATATTCAGTCCGGCCTTAACTTGACTACGGACGAGGTTAAGGGAATGAGTCTTGAAAATGTCAAGGATAAGTACGGCGAGGAGACTCGTGTTTACGACATACGCAAGAAGCTGGAAGATGAGAACAATAAAATCAAGAAGGAGACCATCGACCTGATGGCTAGTCTGATTGAAAAGAATGCAACCATCGCCCAGCAGATTGAGGATGAAAACCGCAAATACGAGAGACAGCTTGAACTCATCAAGGGCATCGAAGACCCACAGATGAGGGAGAGAGCTAGTGAGGGAGCCACAAAGACTCACAACGAGAATTTGGCAAAGCTCCAGTTTGAACAGTTCAAGCAGGAATCTGATTGGGTTGCTATCTTCGATGACCTCGACAGGGTGTCTTCCGCTACTATCAACACAATGATTAGCAATATCGATGAGTTTTCTAGGACTACAGGACTTTCGATCGAAGTTGTTAAGCAGTTGCGTGATGCGTTAGATAAGCTGAGAAATGAACAGATTGACAGAAATCCACTCCCGTCTATATTTGGAGGCGTTCGTAGAGGAAATGCAATCGGAGAGATACTTAAGGGCAACAGGAAGATTGGTGCTTCCGGAATCAACATCTCGGATGCCCAGGCAAAGAAGACAGGACTAATAGCGGGTAAATGGTATAGCAATGCAGACTTAGAGAATAGCAAGAAGGGAGCATACAATGATTCCTCAAAGGCTATTACTTCTCTATCGGGAAAGATGCAGGCTTTGTCAAACATCATGGATCCAGTTATTAACCTGTTTGAGGCTCTTGGCGAGCAGAATTCTATTCTCGGCCAGATTGCAGGAGGTGCTTCCAATGCATTTGGCGCAGCTGCCAATGTATCTGGCGGTTTAAGCGCTCTTGGTCTCGGGGCGGCAGGTCCTTACGGAGCGGCAGCGGCAGCAGCCCTGAGTGTGGGAAGTTCGCTCATCAAGGCATTCGGTGCAGACTACAGCAGCTACAACAAAGCGAAGGCTGAGTACGACAACCTGACCTCAATTTGGGATTCTCTCATCTCCAAGAAGACTGAGTACATGAATATCCATTGGGGTACAGAGGCTACAGAGGCATCCAAGGAAGCCCAGGAAATGCTTAAGGCGGAGATTGAGCAGACTAAGGTTATCGCGCAGAAGAGGCTCAATGCCGGTGCGTCAGCTGGCTCCCACTCTATCAAATATAGAATGTGGAAGGGTTCCTATAAGTACAATGGTCAGAACTGGCGTGATGTTGCCGGAGAAATCTCTTCGAAGTACGGAGTCCAGTTCAACGGAATGGAAGACATGCTCAACATGAACGCTGATACATTGTCGAAGATTAAGAAGGATTACACTGGTCTTTGGGCTAACATGGACTCAGATTTCAGAGATTACCTGGAAAAGCTCATTCAGTATGGCGAGAAGGCCGATGACATGATTGAGGCTCTTACAGAGAAACTGACCGGTAACAAGTTCTCTGACTTGGTGTCTTCCTGGGGTGACGCAATGGCAACGATGGCTAACTCGTCAGATAATCTCGTTGAGCACTTCGAGGACAACCTGAAGAAGACCATCTTGAACTCCATGATTGAGAATATATATGGAGACAAAATCAAGGCTCTTCTGAAGAAGACTCAGGGGTACGCAGAGAATGGTGATAAGATCAAGGATTCAAACGGGAATGTTATTTCAGAATACACAGGAGCCGAGTATGCCGACGTAAAGAACAGCACAGATGAGCTCTCAAAGCAAATCGAGGCAACGAGAGATTACCTTAAGAAAACTTACGGATGGTCAGATAATAGCAGTTCTTCATCAAGAAACTCTGTGAAGGGAATAACAGAAGAAGAAGCAGATCTTGGTCTGTCGTATCTTAATGCTATTAGATTGGATTGTTCTGTTATCCGCGCAGAGCAGGCTAAGTACTACCCAGAGATGAGCGAGATTGCAAAGTCGCAGTTGTCTCAGCTTAATACGATTGCTCGAAATACGTTACGCAATGCGGATGCGGCCGAGAGGATTGAAAGAATATTCGTTGAGTATAACGACAACTTCAATAGAGTTCTTAACGGAACAAAATCATTGAAGATGAAGTAATAATCGGGGGCGCGGATCTATATTCGTGCCCTCTTTTGTATATTTATGCATTTTTAATTGAATATTTCTTGCATATTTATTCTATTTTTCGTATATTTGCAATTATAAAAAGTTGAATTAAGGTATGAAAGATTATTTCAGGATATACATGCAGAAGGAAGGCGATGGGAACGAGGTGAAGGACTCCATCGCCGACTTCGGTATGTATGTTAGCGAGAATCCGTTCAAACCATGCGATTCCGTCAAGGAACCCATAAAAAGGGAATGGCACGACGAGCATGGCGACGACGAGTATATTGGCAAGCATGGTCTCTATATGGCAGCATACGAGAACAAGGTCAAGTTCCTGTTTAAAGGTGATGCCTTCGGCGCAAACGAGAAGTGTAAGGCTTTCATTGACTATCTCAGTAAGTCGGGTATGATGAAAATGTACTGCGACTTCAATAAGATTGGAAGGCAGCATGTGAGACTGAAGAGCATTGATCCGGACCTATTCAGATATCCTGGCAGCGAGGACTTGCTTATTCTCTCTATAACTTTCAAGTTTAACGACCCTGTTACTGACATCAAGCCAATCATGGATGCACAGGGCAGGATTTCAAATTTAGGATAACACAGACACATGAGCACTTGGAATATTTATCATAAGGATGGCTCGAAGCTGACAGACGTTAACGAAGAGCAGATAACCGTTCATGGATTGGAATACTCCGATTCTTGGATGGGTGAGTGCTTCGTGACTATCAACTTCAAGCACGAAGTGCCTATCAACTTTCAAATAGGCGACTATATTGTCTATCGTGGCGAGCGGTTTGAGCTCAACTACGAGCCGGGCAAAGATAAGCAGGCGAGACCTGGCACCTACGGTGATGGCTTCATATATGACAGCGTAAAGTTCAATGCATTGCAGGATGAGCTTTCTAGAGCTGAGTTCCTTGATGTGGTATTGAATGACAATGAACTCCACTACACTGCCCTACCGAAATTTCCATTCTACGTACAGACTCTTGATGATTTACTAGACAGGATCCAGGCGAACCTTGACGACCAGATTGGTGCAGGTCTTTGGAAGATTTACTCCAGAAATATGGAACGTTCCGTGCAGCGTGGATGCCTCGCGAGCGACTGGCTGTCAATGTACGGCGAAGGAACAAGAGATAACGTCATCGAATCGATGTCTATTACAGTGGATTCGATGACCTGTTGGCAAGCCCTTGCGCTTGTGAACGAGAAGTGGGACATAAACTTCATCGTCAGAGGAAGGAATATATATGTCGGTACTACCGGAATACAGGCAAACCATATCTTCAAGTATGGCCTCGGTAATGGATTATATGAGATTGTTCAGAACGCTGATTCCGACCAGAGTGTCGTTACGAGACTGAGAGCTTATGGTTCGGAGAAGAATCTTCCTTCTCATTACTATGCGGACCTCGGTGTCAAGTACGTGGCGAACATCACGAAAGTCGTCGGGGCCAGCACGAATGTTGAGCTTGAACTGGATGTCGACTATATCGAGACATATTTCAAGAATCCGAGAAAGTATATTGTTTCTGGAGAAACTGGCGAGCAGTCTTCTGGTTGGGTGCTTAAGGTTACATTTGATTTCAAGACTGAGATTACCGGTTATGTAACACAGAAATACAATACCAATAAGTGTAGATTCTATTCGGAATACAGGGGAACGCAGGTAGATAGCGGTGACGAAGAGTCAAGGGAAAACCTTAACACTTTCATCGCTCAGGTTAAGGCGGGAAACACGAAGATGTATATCACATCGGGCCTCAACAAGAAAAATGTTCCTTCGTCCATGAAGGAATATGCAGAGAATCTCCCGAACAATATGTCCATCAACAGACTTATGTTGCCTGGATTCCCTCATGTATCTCTGAGCGACTTCTATGATTCACTCACGGATGAAGAAAAGAAGTACGTGAACCCTACAGGGAAACAACACAGATTCTCTACTGATCCATATAGACCATATATTGATTCTGTCAATATTGAGCAGATTGGTCTCCGTTCTGCATCACAGTTCTTTGATACTGACGACAAGACGAATGGAGTTATCGAAATCTACCCTACTATCGAGGAAATGGTTATTGGTGGCGTTCGTGTTGACGAGATTGATGAGGGTGTTGCTCCTGATGATGATGGTAGATTCAATAATAACGAAAATGTCAAGAACGTTGATATCTATCTCAGCAAGGCTATAGACTTCGACATCAACGACCTTAAGGATGACGATTTCTCCATCTACATGAAAGATGGCATGTGTGGTGGTCGAACGTTCAAGGTAGCATCCTCAACCAAGGTTGATAGGAGATGGAGGCTCACTATCGAACGAATCAAGGACGATGCTCTTGAGCTTTGGTTTCCATACAAGGACTACCCTATCAAGAAAGGAGACCATTTCGTCCTTACCGGCATCACCCTTCCTGATTCGTATGTTAATGCTGCATCACTGAAGCTTCTAAAATACGCCATAGCGCTCCTTGATAAGAATGACTATACAAGGTATGTATATCAGCCTAAGGTAGATGAGATTTTCATGGCAAGGCAGCACGACCAAGCGCAGGCAGACGACACCGGAGTTATCAAGAGCCTCCACGATACGCTTAAGGCCGGCGACCTGATGAACTTCAATGATACAGACCTCAATATCGAAGGAATCATCTCTATCGACCAGCTCACGATCAAGGAAGAAGATGGCAAGATACCGACATACGACATAACTCTCCGTGAGGATAAAGAGGTTGGAACTATCCAGAAGATTCAGCAGCAGATTTCGTCGCTTCAAAGCGGAAATGGCGGAACTGGTGCAGGCTTGACAACTACACAGGTTAAGAATCAGGTTGCGACAGAGGGAAGCAAGCACTTCATCTCAAAGATAAACGATGACATCGCAAAAGGTACAATCACATGGGAGAAGGTGCAGAAGTTCTTTAGTGGATTGTTTGTAGGTAACCGCAACAATGAGAACGGAGGCTCCTGGACTCCCGATGCAGAAGGTCGTTCGCACCTCATCACAGATTATCTTGAGGTAAGAATGAAGGCTATCTTCGAGGAGCTGGTCATTAATAAAACATCCACTATCGGTGGTAAGGAGATAATCTCTCCTGCTGGTGGCGTGGTGGCTAATAAGGTAGAAGAGGTTACTGTGACATATAATAATGTGTCACAGAAGGCTTATCGTTGCTATTTCTTAGCAGAGCAGGAAGGCGATGCCGTGGATAATGATTTCGCTATTGGCGACCAAGTGCGCTCGGAATCATTCAACGTTCGCAAGGGCACTTATCACAAGGCTGGCAATCACTTCTATTGGCGATTGGCAATCGGTCGTGACGAGGAACCTGTAGAGTTGGAAGGAAAGAAATATCATTATATCGACCTCTCTGATACAGATTGCGCTACGGCAAGCGATGTTCCTGCTAAAGGTGATGTGCTCAACCAGTGCGGTAATAGAACCGATGTAGAGCGTCAGAACTGCCTTATCTTCTCTGCGGTAGATACCTATTCGCCATCCGTCAGCCTCTATCACGGCATCAACAGCTACTCCTTTGCAAACAAGGAATATGTGGAATATGGTGTGAATAAGCAGACTAACAAGGCATTTTTTTATGTCTATGGTGATATGTATGTAGGCGACCGACCTACTAAGGAGAATGGCTATGAGGGTAGTAGCTACATCAAGTATGACAGCGCAACCAAGCAGGTATCTATTAAGGGTAAGCTTTCCGCCAAATCTACCGTGGATGGCAAGGAATTGTCTCAGTACATCAAGGAGAACTCAGCAAAGGGTTTGACCGAGGAGCAGGTAAACAATCTCATAAAGAACTCGCAGGTCATTGTCGACTTGCAGAATCAGGTGGATGGTGCTATCGAGACTTGGTTTTATGATGGTGTGCCTACGTTGTCAAACAAGCCAGCGAGTGATTGGAAGACAGACAAGGACAAGAATATCCACCTAGGCGACCTCTATTATGATAACAAGACGGGCAAGGCATACCGCTTTGCCAAGGACGGTAACATCTATAAGTGGACTATCATTACAGATACCGACATCGCCAAAGCCCTCTCCGATGCCAGCAAGGCACAGGAGACCGCAGACGGCAAGATGAAGGTGTTTAGCACTCAGCCTACACCACCTTATCAGTTGGGCGACATTTGGGTAAACGCTACCTATCCTACAGATGGCAGCATCTACAAGAATGAAGTATTGCGCTGTCAGACCAACAAAGCGGCTGGTTCTCAGTTCGCCATTGCCGACTGGATTAAGGCTTCTAAATATACCGATGATACCGTTGCCAACGCAGCCAAGGCAGCGGCGGAGAAAGCGCAGAAGGCGGCAGAGACCGCACAGACGAACGTTACGAATCTCGGTAAAACAGTCACTAGTAACAAGAAGGCATTCGACAGCTATGTTACCGATGGATATCTTGAGCCTTCTGAGATTGCGGCTATGGCGCAGGATTCCAAGCGACTTGAAGATGCTTTTGCAGCCGCCGAGAAGTCGTACAATGAAGTGAAGGGAGCAGAGGTGTTAAAGAGTACAAAAGAACTCACCGACCTTAATACTGCTTTCACTACCCTCTCTACTGCCAAGAAAGAACTCATCGAGTATCTTTCAGATATTTCTGCGAGATATAATGCTGCTGATACTAAAGGCAAGGCTACCATCGTTTCAGCCGTTGGAACGAAGTTCACCAACTTCCAGTCAGCATACAGTGCATTCTATGACAAATTGGGTTTGGCGAACGCATATATCACTAGCAAGATATATGGTGACTTGAAGCAGAATATTACCGACCTTGCAGGTTACAAGTACATCAAGGATGCACTCGGTCAGACAACAGATATTGATGGGGGTCTTGTAATGACAACACTCCTCGCTTTGAGAGACGCAGAGGGAAACGTTCAGAGCGGTATCAACGGAGCAATAGACCCGAATAGAGGAAAGAAGAGTATCGCAACATGGTGGGGCGGTCAGATGGTGGATAAGGACTATAATAGCGGAAATCTTACCCCTGCAACCTCCCTCATCCGCTTCGATGGCTCGGGTTATCTTGCCAAGGGTGCTATCTGGTGGGATGTGAGCGGAAAGGTTCACGCTGACCCTACGTCATTTATCATCAGCGAGAAGAATCTTGGCGCATACCTCACCTTCTTCGAGCCAACTTGGAAGGCAGGAAGTGCAGGAACGAGCGTTGCTGACCTTGTGTCTTTGAAGCCAAACGCTCCATTCACAAAATTGGGTGTTTCGGGCGATGCTACATTCGAGGGCGATGCTACATTCGAGGGCGCTATCTCCTTTCATGGCATCAAGCTCACGTATGATGCAACCAACAAGGCTATCAAGATTGATGGTAATCTCTATGCTACTGGCGGTATCAGTGCATACGGAGCAAGTGATGCCACTAGTGGTGGTGGATTGAATGCAAGCGTAATCAGCTATGCGAGAATCATAGAGGGAAGCTATACGGATGCAGACTTGACTAGTATCCCGAACGCCTATGCTATCAAGGCTCTCAGCAGCCGAATTGACAACATAGCCACAGAACTTGGCGGTCTGAGCCTATCTTGGAATAACATTACGGGTAAACCATCAACGTTTGCACCTAGTGCGCACACCCATAAGTGGGCGGAAATCACTGACCGCATCACGAAGGTAAGCCAGCTTACTAACGATGCTGGGTATCTGACTGCCCATCAGTCTCTCGCAAGCTATTATACCAAAGCGGAGATTGATGCAAAGGGCTATACCACAAACAAGGGTACTGTTACATCTGTATCACTTACTCTTCCTACTGGTTTGACTTGTGCAACAAAGACTATCACAACAAGCGGTACGTTTGCCATTAGTCTTGCCTCGGGTTACTCTATTCCTACTACTGCAAAGCAGACAGCTTGGGATGGTGCGGTATCGGCAAAGCATACTCATAGCAATAAGTCTGTATTGGACGGTATTTCATCGACAAAAGTAAGTCATTGGGATAGCGCTTATGGTTGGTATGCACTTATGACTACTGACGAGGAGACTGCGGACGGTGTTATCAATAAGTGGAACGAGGTGGTGAGCTTCCTCGCCAATATTGCGCAGACAGACACTTTAAGTGGTATCGTTGACGGAATCAACAAGTCTATATCTGACGAGGTAGCAAGAGCGAAAAAGGCAGAAGGGGTAAATGCTTCGGGCATATCCGCAAACAAAGGGAGTATTGCCACCTTGCAAGGCTACTTCACAAACGGTTCAGCGAAGAAGGCTCTCCAGCTTACTAATGCTCGCAAATTGTGGGGAAATTCGTTCAATGGCACTGCTGACATCAATGGAAGCATCATCGTGCCTAGTGGAAAGTATATCTCCATCGGTAACATCAAGTTGGAGTATGATGCAGCTAATAAGGCGTTGAAGATTACGAACACTACGACTAACGAGGTGGCAAACCTCTATACTAGTGGTGGTGTTTCTGCCTATGGAGAGGGAAGCGCTGGAACAACAGGAAGCAACAACTTCTCGGCAAAGGCGTATGCCGATTCCATCAAGCTCACAAGCGAGAACCTTAGCGAGATTGCAAGTGCCTAT